ATCATGCCGGCCGCCACCCCGACTTGTTTCAGTCGGGATGCGCGGATTTGCTTCGGCTGGATAGAAGCCACTTTTTTACACGATTACCGAATAGAAGAAACTGACCACGTCGGTGGCTGCGTCCAGGTTGAACCCGGCAACGCTCTGATTCCAAAACAGCAAATCTCCCGCGATGACGTCTTTCAGCGAGCGCGCTGTAGCTCCGGCGTCACCGGAGAAGTAGCAGTCGACGTTTACTTTCGTTCCGTCGCCGACGTTGTACGGGAACGCAGGGTTTATGCCGACGCCTATGTAGCCGCCGTTCGTAGAAGAGGCGGCGGGAGTGAACGCGACGGCCGTGGCGCAAGCGAGATCGCCGTCATTGACCGTCGTAGACGCAGCCATGTTTTTGTTGGCGCGCGTCTCTGTCGCAAAAACCGTTGGACCTGTGGGTCCCGTGACTGTCGATGCCGCACCGGTGGGTCCCGTTGATCCGGTTCGCCCTGTCGGGCCTGTTGAGCCTGTTGGGCCCGTGCTGCCCGTCGATCCTGTCGGTCCCGTGCTTCCTGTCGGTCCGGTTGATCCTGGGCTTGGTCCAGTCGGACCTGTGGCGCCGGTGTTGGCTGCACCACCAGCGGTACCAGTAGGACCACTTGATCCCGTTGGGCCTGTGGCGCCGGTGTTGGTTGCAGAACCAGAAACGCCGGTGGGGCCAGTAGGTCCTGTTGCTCCGGTGCTCCCGCTGGGCCCGCTCGGTCCCGTTACACCGGTCGCACCGGTGTTCGTTGCAGCTCCGGCGACACCAGTGGGGCCGCTTGCTCCGGTTCGTCCTGTTGGCCCTGTCGGCCCCGTTAATCCGATCCCGACTCCTTGTAGACCGGTTGGGCCCGTTGAGCCCGTCGTACCGGTGCCAGATCCAGATCCGAAAGACGGTTGCGGGTACGTATCGGTCGCGTAACGTCCTCTTCCAATGATTTTAGACATGGTTTGTTACGCTTTCAGTCTTTTCACGCCTCAACGATCGTGTTGTTGATGAGCGTGACTGCGGTCTGAGCGAGTGCTCGACCGTTGAGTGTCGTGCCTGCTTGCATGGCGATGCCGGTTTGGCCCAAGAACTCTCCGTTGACCGTGATGCCGCCGAAGATGGTGACCTGTCCTGCCGCAACGAAGAAGACGTTCTCTGGAAGCAATCCGCCCGTGAGCAGAATGTCTTGGTGAATGTCGAGCGCACCGGCCACTTGAATGATGATGACGTCGGTGGGTCCGCCGTTCAGTGTCAGAGCTCCTGCCGTAACGCTGGACGCTCCGGTGTAGCGGTAGACCGCCCCTGCTGCGAGCGGCGAGTCGGCGCTGATGTCACCGCCTGCCGCTGTCGTGTCCGCAGGGCGCCCAGCGGCGTCGTTGTACGCCGTGATCATGTCGAGGTTCGCCTGATTGACCTTTGCGGGCGTAGGCACCGCGTAGTTGAACGCGAATACGTGTCCGAGCTGTCCCGTGGGTACGCTAGGGTGCACCTGCGAGGACGTAGAGAATTGCCCGGAGCCGTCGAGCACGAGTGCGAAGCCCGTGATGGCGGCGGACGTGACGGCGGGACTCACGCCGATGTCTCCGTCGATGCTTGAGCCGCCCGTCGTCGTGATGCCGGTTCCGCCGAATGCAGCGAAGTCGGCCGCTGTGTTCAGCTCAACCGCTTGTGTTGGCGGGGTAGGAATGACGACTGCGGTTCCGGACGGCTTTTGTTCGACCAGGATGAGTGCCGGATCGGGAGAGGTGATCGCCGCTGCACCTGTTGCGCGTATGGACCACGTGTGTGTCGAGCCCTTTTCTAGGTTTACGTCTAGCGACACGAGCGTGATGGTCGCCAGATCGCCAGCAGCGCCGCTGATCGTGGCATCTTGATGCGTGAGTACCAGTTCTCCTTCACTTCCGCGATCCCGCACGAGCTCGAAGAGCACGTTCGAGCCAGGAGTGCCGTGCACCGTTATGCTTCCGGTCACTTCTACGGTCGGAGATCCCGGGAAGACAGTGACCCCGGGGACCAACGTGTAAAGCGGCGAGTCGAGCGCGACGACGCTGCCGCTCACTTGCGTGGCGTCACCTTGAAGCTGTACGTTGTGTTCCAGAATCGCCGTGAGCACGTCGATTCTGTCGTCGACAGTAGCGGGCGCTGCCGGGGGTCCCGGGTATGTATCACGCGCGTATCGACCTCTACCTATAACGTTACCCATGGGATGTCTCTCTTCCTCTTTCGGGGTCTACGGCCCGACGGGTTCGTTGTCGTCGAGCAATTTGATCAACACAGCGTTGGCGAGCATCGAGAGAAAACTCGTTGCGCAACCGACGATGAAGGCGTCGAGAATTTTCCCGTTGCCGAGCGACACGACACTGCTTCCGCCTGCTGCCGCGCCGATCCAGAAACCGACACAGAGCGGGCACTCGAGAAACTCTGGCCAGATACGTCGAAGTAGACGAAAAATCGTCCCGCGCGTGACGATGAGCGTCGCGCCGATGAGGGCAAGAGTGAGGAGCAGGTCATTCATCTACTTACGGGAGTTCCATTACCGAGAGGTTCGTAACCGCAAGTTGAGCTATCGCGTGGCCGCTACCAACCTCGCCTAGTATGACGACGATCACTACAGGCACCCCGAGTGGCAACGGAGACACGTTGTCGGAAATACCGAATACCGACAGCGCTGCGCTTGCACCACTGAGGAGCGGTGCCGTTAAATCCTCTAGCGCCATCACAGGCGATCCCGTGACGCCGCCTACTACCGGAGCTGATGTGGTACCTACTACCCAGCCATCGACGGTCATGTCGCCGCCTGTAACGGTGAGCCCGGTACCTGGTATCACTTCCATGCCAATCAGGTAGGTTTCGGCGTCTGTTCCGTTCTCCACTAAAGCCGAGGCAGCTATTTGAATGACGCCGCTGACGCTTGGTGTGAACAAGACGGCCGCGAGCACAGCGTTGGTGGGCGTGAACGGAACTGCAAGCGCGCCTGGAAGAGCGACGTTTCGGTTGCGCAGCGCTGCTGAAGCGGCGCCCGCCGCCGAGGATCCTCCCGGGTAAGCCTCTGTCGCGTATCTGCCTCTGCCGATGAGTTTCATTTGGTGACCTTTCAGGCGATGGCGATCGCGAGCTGTCCGAGCGGGCCCTGGAACACGGACGCAGCCAAGAGCTCGCTGCACTTCAGAATAGCGCCCGGTAGCGTGAGCTCGTCCGTGCCGCCGTTGACCAAAACGACCATGGTGTCATCGGCGTACTGGTAGATGACACGCACGATGGGCGGAGACGTGACCGGAATGGTGCTCGGAACGCCGTTCACGACGACCGGCATTGGATTGACGATCTGGATAGAATCGAGGCTTCTGAGAAGGATGACGTTGTCTGCTCCGCTGTCGGTGGTGACGCCGACCGCCGAGTCCGAAGGCGTGAGCGTGTAGAACGTCACGCCGCCGTCCAAACTCACCACGATTTGTGTGTTGATTTGAGCAGTGGTCGGCTCTTCTGCAGAAACAGAGCCGTTCAGCCTGAAATCGACCTCGAGCGTGTCTCCGAGCGTGAACGAGGGGAACGTCACCTGGAGCGGATCGAGTGCGGCGTTTCGCGGGAGGTATGCGTTACCCGATTCGATTTCGAACTCTTCGGTCGTGCCGTCGTAACCGACGCGTACGAGCGCGCCAGATCCCGAAGCTCCGGGTGATCTTTCCGGGTAGACCTCTTGCGATTTTCTGCCTGTGGTTTTCATGGATCATTCTGCCGATTTTTTGTTCGCAAGCTCGACGAGTCTCGAAACTTGATCGGGGTCGAGCTTGATGTTTCCGACGGAGTTCTTCTGCGCGTCGTTGTCGAAGATCTCCATCGAACCGTCATCGAACAACGTCACCGTCGGACACCGCTTGCTACCGCAGCACATCGTCTCCTGGTGAATTTTCTTGGGCATTGACGAGTTTCCTTTGCATCACGCCGCAAACGGAACTTCTTCGATTTCGATGGTCGAACTGTCCACGGTAAGCGTGATCGCATCGTTTATCGACGCGGTCACGATGACTTGTATGTTCGCTGTGACGCCGAGGGCGAGTGGGGTATCGATGAGCACTTCGAAAGGTACGGCGGCCAACCCGTTTGCTGCGACTGTCTCTTCAACGACCGGAGGCGCTATTGCCAAGTCGTTCACCTCGACTTGCGCCGTCACGTTTACCGGAGACAGTGAGTTGTTTTTGAAAACGATCACGCCTTTGAAAAGGATTTGCCCAGTGACTCTTGGGGTGATCGGCGCGTCGACGCCTAGGGCGGCATCACTCTCGATGAAATCCCAAGGGATCTGAGTGCCACCGTCACCGGACGTGACGACGTCGGTTGCATCCCCAGGGCCCATCGCGAAATTTCGCGCAAGCGACAGCGCTCCCGCTCCCCGTGGTGTGTCCGGGTAGAAGTGGTGCGCGTATTTGCGGCCGATTCTGAATTCACCCATGGGTTCACCCGGTCGCGAACGATTTTTCTTCGATTTCTAGCGTTGAGTTGTCCGTGCTCAAAACGACGTCGACGTCTGCTGTAGACGTGACCAGTAATTGGATCTGAGCGGTGACGCCGACCGGAAGCGACGCGATGTACATAATCTCGAAAGCGATAGCTGCTTCGCCGTTCGCGTCGACCGTCTCTTGAACAAGTGGAACGAGTGCCGTGGCATCGTTCACTTGAATCTGCACCTGTACGGTCACAGGCGCGTCGTCGTTGTTCGTGACCTGAACGACGCCGGAGAAGAGCATTCGCCCGGTGACACGCGGTGTGATCGGCACGTTGACGCCGGAGGGGGCACCGCTTTCGATGAAATCCCACGGAACCTGAACGCCGCCGGTCGTGATGGTGGTGGGCGTAGCCGGACCCATCGCGAAGTTTCGCGCGAACGCCAGCGCCCCTCCCCCTCTTGGTGTGTCGGGGTAGGTGTGCTGTGCGAACCTGCGTCCGATTCTGAACTCGCCCATGTTAGCGCTCCTCGTTCTTGAAAATGTGCGTCACTCGCGCCTGCCTGAACTCTTCCTTGGTCATCGGCACGAGCTCGTTCTTGACCAGATATCCGAGAAAGGTGATCCCAGGTCCGGTAGACATCAGACGTCGCACCGTCGCGTCCCAGTCGGAGTAGACGAGCGCTTCGCCGTTCCACTCCGGTGATTTGATGTAAGCGTCGCAGGCTTTGAGAGCCTCGAGCTTTTCTTTCGGGATGACGACCTGCATTTTGATTCTCTTCAGCCGGTTGAGGGGAGCACTTCCTGTACTTCGATCGACGAGTTGTTCGTGGTTAGCGTGAGAGCGTCGGCTGTGAGCGCCGTTACTTTGATTTGTATGTTCACTGCGGTTCCCAGCACTAACCCGAGAATCTCGGTCTCGATTGGAACCGCTGCGAACCCGCTAGTTTCTTCGCCACCGTTGGTGAACGGCACTGTGACCTCTTCGTGCAGAGGTCGAATTTGTGTCACTCCGTCTACTTGGACTTCGACGATAAGCGTGGCCGGGTTTGATGTACTGTTCGCGACGCAAACCACAGCAGTAACGCGAACGATTCCAGAGACCCTCGGGGTGATCGGTACGTCCGCGAAAGTGAATCCGGGCACGTCCGTCGTACCCCAGGGGATTTGGACGCCGCCGGTAGTTACGGCGGTACCTTCTGCCGGTCCTACAGCGAAGTTTCGCGCGAGCGCCCCCAAGCCGCCGCCCTTCGGTGTTTCCACGTAAGAGTAGGGGCGTCCGCCCGGTCCGCGTCCAACGAATTCGGTCATCTGCTTCTCCGTTTCGATTTGCGATGGGCCTTGTGATGCGGCTTGTGGTGATGCCCGTGCGATTTCCGCTTCGGCCTGTGCGCGCCTTTGCGCGTACGGCGGTGATGCTTCTTCTTGCCGGACAGTGCGACGACGGTAAGCCCGACGAGCGCCGCGACGCCGATCGCGCCCGCGACGATTGCGCCAGTCGAGATCTTCTTCTCTGTCTGGACGATCGGACCCGGTGCCGGAGAAGGGCCTGGCGTCGGACCCGGAACAGGTGCCGGCGGTCCGGGCGGCGCTGGTACACCCTTCGCGCCCCACCACATGGGCGCGGGGCTACAAGCCGCCGGCACACTCACGCCGAGCCGGCGAGCGGCGCTCATCGTATCGTTTCCGTACTTGCCATCCGGTGTGAGACCGAGCGCGCGTTGCGCGTTCCGGACCACTTCGACGTTCGCCTGCAAGCAGGGATTGATCGTGGCGAGCATCAAGACGGCTGCCGGGGCCGCTGCTGTAGGTGACGGCGTGGGCGCGGGCCCAGGTGTCGGAGCCGGCGGCGGGATCGGTGCCGGTTGCGGCGGAGGTACGGCTGCGCCTCCGCAATTCGTTTGGCCCTTTGGCGCCCACCACGAGGGGCGAGGCGAGCACCCAGGGGGCGCTTCCGGGAGCACTCGACGTGCGGCTGTCGCCGTGTCCACTCCGTACTTTCCGTCTGGAGACACACCGAGCGCGCGCTGAGCCGCGCACACGTCCGATGCGCTTGACGGATCGCACGGATTGATTCCTAGGAGCGCGAGCACGGCGGACGGAACGGCTCCGCGCGGAGCGGGCGTCGGTGTTGGCGTGACGATCGGAGTCGGCGAAGGCGCAGGCGTGGCGCCGCAACCGGGGGGCACGGGAAGCCCGCCGAGCGCTGTCGAGAGCGCATCTGCAACGGACGGCTCGTACTTGCCGGTGCCGATCGGAACAGGAGTTGACGGATGCGAAGCGTTCCACGCCGCTTTGAAGTTGTGGATAGCGCTGTTGACGGCCGATCCGACTCTCGAGACGCTTGCGCAGTAGTTCGAATCCGCGTTGAGCGCAGCGAGCGCCGCGTTTGCCGCCGAGGAGAGGCCGGACGACGGAGCAGGCGCGGGCGACGGAGCGACGGCGCCCGCGGGACATGCGCTCACACCTCTCACCCACCAGCTCGGCGTCGGAGAGCACGCGCCTGGCGCGCCCGGTACGAGAGCGCGAACCGCAGCCGCGGTGTCGTTTCCCCACTTTCCGTCGACCTTGAGCCCGAGGATGCTCTGGATCTGGCAGACGTAGCCCGCGTTTGCTTTGAGACACGGACCGCCCGCCGAAACGAGAATGCTCACGACGTCGTCTGCGGGAGCGCCAACGAGTCCGCCAACCGGAACGATGATCTCCTCGTTCACCAAAAGCTCCCGCCAAGTACGGACAGGGCCGCGTCCGTTGGAAACGATGGTCGTTGGCTTCCTCGGGTTGGCGTTGATGAGTGCATCGAACGGCACGCCGTACGTGCGCGCGATGATCGCGGGGGTCTCGCCGGTTTTCACTCGATACAGCATCTTCGTCGTCTCCTACGAGTTGCGGTCTTAGCGGCGTCTCCGGCTCTTCTTGCGAGTGGCGAGGTACGCGACCGTGCCGATCGCCGCGGCGCCGGCCGTCGCGATGCCGGCTATTGCGCCGGTGGAAAGCTTCTTCTGAGTCACGCCCGTGCCAGGTAGCTCGGTCCCTGGGAACGCCGTCGTAAAGTTCTTGGGGTTCAGCGCTGCGACGGTGCGAAGCGCGTCGAGCGTGTCTTGGTCGAACACGCCGTCGGTACGAAGCACGAGCGGCGCGCCGTTCGCCTTCGTGAATCCGAACTTGGCGCCGTTGAACCAACCCTGAAAGCAACCGCTCGCGCGATCGATCGCGGGAGCCCACGTCGGGCACGTCGTGCCGGTGGCCTTCACGATGATTCCGTTCAGCTTCGAGAGCGTGTCCCCGATCCACGTCTGTTGCGCCGCCGAGAGGTGGCTCCAAACTTCTGGATCGCCTGGGCCTTCGAGAGCGAAGCCTTTCACACCCGCGGTGCCGAACGAGAGTCGCTCGCCGATCCCGGAGTAGGGGCCGCGTGCGCCGGATGAAGTTGCCGAGAGTGAATGCTGAGCCCACATTGGAATTGGTCCTTTGCAATCGACGCACGCGGGCTGCGCCGGTAGCTTTCGTTGAGCGTGAAAACAATCCGCCGCGCGCATGCCTTCGTCGACCGGACCTTGAACAGGAACGTCCGTGACGAAATTCGGGTGTCCGCTTGCTTGCGCTGGGGTCATGGATGTCGTCTCCTAGGTTTGCGAGTTGCGAGGTAGACGATGCCGCCAAAAGCGGCTGCACCTGCGGCGACGATTCCGGCTATTGCGCCGGTTGAAAGACCTTTGCTTGTCTCCGATTGCGGGTGCGCAGACGTGACAGTGAACACAACACCATCGACCATATCCGTGTGACCGGCGCCTTTGAAAGATCCTGTCGATTGCATCTGCACGACCGCTTGAAAGTGAGTCTGATCGATCGGCATGAACGACAAGACTTTGATCGGCATACTCGCTTTGGGCTGAACCTTCGCGACAAAAGCGAAAAATTGCTCAGGCGTGACGGGCTTGTCGGACGTGACATCAATCACCCAAACATCGCCGGCCTGAAACGTTTGCTGATCTTCTCCGAGAGAAAATCCATTGAAGGCTAGTGCCATCATGGAAACCTCGGGTTGTGGAGAGCGCCTGAGAGACCGTTCATCCCTTGTGTGAGCCGCTCCTGGTCTGCGGTGTTGACCGCAACGATGTAGAGACCGGTCAAAACAACGTTGGCGATCCCCGTCACGAGAGCGCCTCTCAGCACCGGGTGATTTCCTTCGGCGGCGGCCGCGCCGATGGCACCAGGAATCATGCCGCCGATGCCGGCGAGCGCGATCATGGTGAGGCCGTTGTTGATCATGGGAACTCCGGGTTGTGAAACGCACCGCTCACGCCGGTCTGTATCTGCTTCGGCGGATCGCTCGCCGCCACCGTCGCCAGGATCACGGAGCCGAGAATTGCGCCGATCGCTCCCGCGGCGATCGCGGCATCGTCCTTGGTCATATTCGGCGAGATAGCGGGGCCGGCAACAATGCCGATCACACCCCCCGCGGCGCAACCGAGTCCAGCCGCCAGCCCTACTCCGAGGCGCGTGCTCATGGCACGTCCTCTCCCAGGTTCTCGTCGAACACGAGTGCCCCCGCGACGGCGCCGTACTGAGCGAACTCGTTGTACGCGACCATGAACTGATCTTCGGGACCGAGCGCTGTGAGTGCCGAGCAGTCGACGGTGTCGCAAAGCGTCGGATTCGTCGCCCGCGGATCGTTCTGGCGAACGCTCGCGAAAAAGATGACATCGCACGGCGCGGGGATCGGGATGTCGAGTACTCGCTCACTCCGCGGGGTGCGCCACGGGTAGCGAAGATCGTGCATGTTGCCGAGCGACGCGCCGATGGGACGCCCCCAAGGACGCCCGCCGTTCGGGGGCGAGTACGGCGCCGCGACTTGGTAGAGGAGTGCCGGCGAGATCGCGTCTTGGTAAATGAAGCCGTCGTTGTTCGCCGGGTTTCGCGTGTCGCGCTGCACGCGGTTCACGACCATCACGTGCCAGGAGATGTCACCGTCTGGAAAGTGCCAGAGCGGGCTCGTGATCTCTTTGCGGAAAACGACGGTCGCACCGGTAGCGGGGCCCACTTCGGTGTTCAGCGGCGGGCACGTACGCGCAGGGATCCGTGCGATGAGCTCGGCGTACTGTCGAATGCCGACGAGGCGCACGCCGCACTTGTCCGAGCTCTGCTCACCGTGACCGAATCGAGCCCGAGCGAGCACCAGGAGGTAGCGGGCGTTGTCGATCCAGGCGCTGGGCGTCGCGGGGACGATGAGACCGGTTCCGGAGTTGGTCTCGTAAGGGTCGCTCCCGATGAAACCGAACTCGGCGTTCGGCCCTCCTGTAACGAGCTCGTATCGACCCGAGTTCAGAACCGAACGCACCCCAGCCGCGACACCGTCTGGGTGTTTTTGGAGTCGGATTACGTTGTCGGTTTTGGCGCCCATTTTGTGGTGCGGATCAAGCCTGCGGGAGAAGCACGCTGAGATCCGGTGTGCTGATGCCGAGTTTTCGCAGGTTGGCTCGCGCGTCGGCGTCCGAGAGATCGTCTATCGTTTTGTCTAGGAACTGGAATCCCATGAACGTGATGAGGATGTTGTACGGCACGCTCACCGGTGTTTGCGTGAGGATCGCGGAGACCTTCACGTTCGACTGACGGTAGAGCGGCCATCCCTGTGGCCACGTCGCAGCGAACACGTCGATGAGGTTTCCGAGGTCGGTGAAGTTGTCGTTGACGGCGTACTTCGGGCCTCCGTAGACCTGCATGTTGATGCCGACGCCGGTCTGCCCGCTTTGCTTCAACTGGTTGAAGTAGAGAGGCTGGAAGGGGCTTCCCGGGAAGCTGTTCTGCTGGAACAGGTTGAACGAGACTCGCTCGATCAGCGTGTCCTGGGTGAGGTTGTTGTCGAAGCTCTGCACCACCGGCGGCGCGTTCACCGTCGATGACGAGAACTGGATCGGGATGTCCGCGATGAACGGCACGCGGGGTACGCCGATCATCATGGCGTAAGCTACCCGGGGCGCGTACAAAGCCAAATTGTGGATTTGTTGATCCTTCGGTTGCATTGGCTCGTTTCTCCTAAATTCGTTCGCCTAAAACGCGACCAGCGGCGCGGCGTTTGGTTTCGCCACGCCGCTGGCTGCTTTACACCGACCGTTTTTTCGATCAGGCAGACTTCGAAACGAGCTGCGGCAGGTTGTCGGCGCAGAACGCCTTCCAGCCGCCGGGCATTTCCCAGCCCTTGATCTTGATGCCGATCTTCAAGATGCCGCCCTTGAAGGTCTGACGCTCGGTGTTGACGGTTTGCGGCGCGAGTAGCGGAACCGTGTCGAGTGTCTGCTCGGCCATGACCTGGGCGCCGCCGCCAGTCGTGGTCGAGAGGTTCTCGTCGATGCTGACGTTCGTGCCGAGAGGCTCGTTGTTGATCGTGACGGCTTCGAGCATGAGCGCCTGGTGCACGGCGTCTTGCACCTGGAAGAACATGCCGATGGGGATGCCGCGCTCGAGGAAGCACGGGCTCTCGATCGGGCGGTACATCTGACCGCGGCAACCGTAGCCCTGCCACCTGAGACCGCCCCAGGTCACCGGCGCGAGATCGAAATCGCGCGTCGGGTGGAAGATGCCGATGTTTGCGGTTACGCTTGCGGTGGTAACGCTTCCCACGCGGCGGAAGTTCGCCGGGAGGAAGATCGTCCCGGAGCCCTTCGAGCGGTAGGTCGCATTGACCTGAGCGACGAACTCGATGACGGGAACCTCGCTCGTGCCCGCCGCTTCGGCGTCCGCGAAGGAGCCGAAGTAGCTGACGTCCGCCGCGAGCTCGTTCAGCACGAGTTCACGCTGCGAGGTCTTCCACTGGAACTGGTAGGCGTTGATGAAGTTCCAGCCCGCGCGCCACACCGGGCCGCCGAACTCGAACACCGCCGGGGTGAAGTTCGAACCGTCCACTTCGACCGTATCCGGGAACGCACCGTTCGCGAGATCGTTCGTCGTGAAGACGTCCGGGCTCGGGGGCGGCGCGACGGTCGTGGCAGGCGCCGTGAAGGCGTTGCCGATCGTCGAGAACGACAGCGGCTCGCAGAACACGTGCACGCCCACGCCTTGCGCGAGGATGTCCGTCTGGAGGATGCCGTTGATGAGGAACGTCGAGTCGATCGACGCGACGCCGGGGACGCTCGAGGAACCCGAGAGCAGGTTGATCACGTCACCGAGGGTCGAGAGCGCCTCTTCCGCCGTGAGCGGGATGGGGATCGTCCACACGACCTCTTCGATCACGGGGATGTTGCCGAAGCTGCATCGAATGCACTTCTCGGCGAGTCCGATTGCTTCACCGACACCGATGGTGGTCGGATCGACACCGCGACCGAATGGCAGACGTGCGTACCGGTTGTCTCGTTCGAAAGCGTGAATCTTGCGCCCGAGAATGCTTCTCTTGTCTCTTGCTTGCTTGGCCATGGAAAACTTTTCTCCTGTGTAGTTCCACCGGTTTCATTGGGCCGACGCGGAACCTTCTGACACCTCAACCCCGGGGCTCGAAGCCTACCGGGGCGAGGTGTACGGCTGTGGTGCTCAGCCGGTGTTGTCTGACTCGCTCATGTCGTCGCCAAGGAACATCGCGTACCGAGCGCCGGGAGTTCCGACGCAGCCGCACGCGGGATCCTTGTGGGGTTCCGCCTGCGGCCCGGTGCCGCCTTCGGGCGGACCCGCGGGTTCGTATCCGACGCCCGCACGACGACGGAGCACGTCCGCCGCGTCCGGGTAGCTCGACGGGCCGCTCATGCCGGTCCTGCGCCGAAGCTCCGATGCCGCGTCGGGGTACATCTCGTCGCTGACGCCCGCGCGCCGACGAAGCGATTGCACCGCGTCGGGGTACGGGCTGTCGCCCGAGAGCGCGTGCGGACCGACGTCCGGACCCGAGAGACCCGAAGATCCCGAGGACACGTTCATCGCTGGCGTCTGCCCTGCCTTCTTCGCTGCGTCGATTGCACGCATGTTGATCGATGCAGCAACCTCGGCCGGGTAGAGCCGTGCGATGTACGACTTCTGCAAAGTCGTCGGCGACGTATCCTTGCCGATGAGCATCGGCATCAGGAAGTTGTTCCAGATCGACTTGAACAGGCTGACGCCTGCACCGATCGACATGCCCTGGAGCGAACTCCTGAGTCCCGCGTGCCGGATGTACATCGACGAGATCGCGGGAACCGCGGTCACGCCGATGCCGGCTCCGAGACGGACTAGGCCCGGACGATTCGCAACGTTCAGAGTATTCGCCAAAGTTCCCGTGCCGTCCGACGTGAACTTGTCCTTCGGACGTTCGGCGGCCGACGGGTCGTACGTCGCGAGGAAGCGATCGAGTGCGTCCGCAGCGGCGAAGCCGACGCCGCCGAAGAGCACGCCGAGCGCGAGCTCGCCGCCGCTCATTCCGGGACCGCTCGCACGCATGTGGTGCCGACGCCGACGCGCTTGCATCACGGGAGCCGCGTGCATCCGACGTCGACGACGCCTGCGCGGAGTAGCGACTGCTGCCGCGACACGGCGACGCCTTCGCCTACGCGGCGCCTCGGCCACGGCTGCGCGCACCCGACGGCGACGCCGACGAGTCGAGCTCTTCTTGCGCCGACGCCAACCCTTGCGGGCCGCCTTCGAGTGGCCTTCCTTGTCGCGACGCCACGCCGACACGCGACGGCGACGCCTGCGACGCGGAGCCGCGACGGCGGCGACACGACGACGCCGACGAGTCCTCTTCGCTTCGACCTTCACTGCACGCCGACGCCTACGACGGCTCGTGCGCTTGCGCGAGCTCGCCCGACGCCGTCGCCTACGCTTCGGTGCCTCTGCTTTGACCTTCCGACGCCGACGCCTACGTGCTTGAACAGTTCGTGCCATGGGACCTCTTGTGCTCGTACTTTCTCGTGCAACTACGGCACGGATGCCTTTCGTACCGAACGGGATGGTCCGCATCGTCGCTTTCCCTTTCGGGCTGAATTGACGAATGCGGATGTACTGGTCGGTGACGTGCACCTTCCCGTACTTGTAGCCGTGGGACTTTGCCCACGCCTTGGCTTTGCTCGCCGTCCAACCTGCGCTGCGGCTGAAGAGGAGCGTCTGCACCTTCGTAGGAGGCTTCTTCGGCTTTCGCTTTTTTGGAGCGGCGACCGGCGCGGGGCGCGTGAAAGGTCTCGGAAAGATCGATCGACGGACACGCGACGTGTTTCGTCGCGCTTCACTGAGGTCGGCCAATCGATCGTCATAAAGACCCACGGTGCGCTCTCAAGAGTTTCAATGCGCGTTTGGCAGGTCAAGAAAACGAAAAGTGGACTCGCGCGAGCGAGTGGTTATGTTGCCGCGCGCTCCTCTGACGTGTGATCGGTCGCGCAATATGAAACGGTAACCAAACCAATCAGTTAGCTGAGATCCATGAAGCGACGATCAGCGCATTCGCGCACGGTGTCGAGTCACGTGATCGCTAACATGCACGGGCCACCGTCGGGGCACCCCACAGGTGCACTTTCGGTCACTAGCGAATCGTCGGATAGAGCAGATCGGCAAGGCGAATCGTCGCGTGCCGTGATGACGGTCCCTCGAGCGTGCCACTCATCCCGACGAAGTCCCCTTCGCCTTTCGCTTTCGCGTCTTTGCCTGGCTCGATCCACCACTCGCGGAGTCTCGGTGGCGCCTTTCCGACAGGAAGCCGCGTCGTCCCGTCCATGCGAACCCACTCACCGAGATCATCTTCGAACGCCATGTACACGTGCGTCGGCACGTCGGCGGGCGGTCGGTGCGAGCTCCCTACGATCTTCGCAGGAATTCCGATCGACATCACTGCCGCCGAAATCGTAACTGCGGCGTCGTCGCAATTCGAAACCGTTACGTCGTGTTCAGGCAAGTAGATGTAGTGATCATCCGTGGAGATGTCCCAGCACGGAACTTCTCGCACAGCTCTTTCGATCGAACGGACCACAACAGAGAGTCCTTGCTTTTCTCGTTGTCCGACGCGCCAAAGCGGAAATTTCCCCGCGCCTCCGTGTTGTTCCGGGGTCAACATACGGACGCTCGTCATCTTGCCGAACATTCGATGAAGCACGCGCACCTGAAGCATCATCATTCGGCTAGTCGTTGAGTACGTGCGCGCACTTCCGGAAGTGTTCGCCGTGCTGTCGGCCATTAGGCCGCGCAACGCAGCTTTGGCCGCAGGCTCGTTCAAATTGATCGTCTCTAGGTGTTTGAACCGCGCTCGAGACCCTAGTTCCGCGATTTTCGACGCCCACTCTCGATCTTTCACGACGACGTATCGTGGATGCCACAACGTCTCGATCCCCAATCGTTCGCAGATTTTGACGACTTCGTGTTTTTGCGCCTCTTTGCGCATTCCGTCTCGGCCCGCGACGTAGAAACAAATGTGAGGCAGATCCGGATTTTTGCTGGCTTTCGTCCAACCGTCGGCCAGGGCGAGCGCTTCCACATACATGCGGTCTGGATCTGTTTCTTGGACGCCGAACGAAATGCGTTCCGGTTGAAGCAGCACGTCTTCTTCGCGCAGGTCTTCAACGTAAATTCTATCGAACACGTTCCGCTTGTTGGCGTATGAACACCGATCCAAATTGCATCCTCGTCCGTGTTCACACGCGCCCACGTAGACTTTGTGATTGTGCGTCAGATACATCGTCGATCCGGTGGACAGTTCGATGGCGTCGACGGGCAACTTACCTTTCGCCCATTTTTCGGTGACGATCGACCATTTGTCCTTCCCCCAGATGCGATCTCCTTTTTTGATCTGCTCGATCGGTACGAATTCGAAATCGTCCCGCAGTAGCAACGTCCCCTCCGGAAAACAGTCGCCGCCCACGATGCAGAGCCCCGCTTCGTCGAGACAGAGTGTTTGGTCCGGATGCGCGATGAACTCGCCCATCACTGGATCGGCGATGTACGGAACTTTCGCGCGATACTCATCGAGGATCGCTTTTGCTTTTTGCCTTCGCGTGCCGCGCGAAACGCCGGCCTTGTCGAGCACCTGCGTCGCCCACGCACGAAGCCTCGGGCTCATGCGCGCGGCCCATGCGCGCTTGCCGACCTCCTCGAGCGAAAGTTTCGCGCCCTTCTTGCCACCAGGATGAGGACGCACATCCGTCTGAACGTTCGGCGCAGGCTTGTCCTGGATCATCGACGTCTCCGACGCCTCGGACGAGTGGCAAGGTAGATCGTTCCGCCCGCGACGCTCGCAACGAGCAATCCGTACCCGAACATATCGCCTGTGCTGAGGCCAGGTTCGGGCGTAGGAGCCGGCGGCGTTGGCGTCGGAAGCAGATCCGGCGGCGACGGACGCGGCGCCGCATGCGGTGTCGGCGCTGGCGCAGGCGCCGGAGTGACCTGCGCGTAGTACGTTTGAAGCGCTCCGCGCGCATTGTCCAGCCCGGTGAGCAGCACGTTCTGGATCTCTGATCGTGCTTCGGCGACGGCAGCCGTGTCGTTGTTGATGATTGATCCTGCCATCTGGAGCGCGCGTCCTCGCACCCATTCTGCGGCGGCACCAGCGTCTTGTGCTTGAGGTACCGAGCCAGCTTGCGTGACCGCTTGATCGATCATGTTGCCGAGGAGCGTCGCGGTCGTCGCGAACTCCTGATCGTTCATCTGCGGCAGTGCACCGATCTGAGCGACGATCGCGTCGATGGTCGCGTAGTCGGCGAGTACACCAGCCGCGGCATCACCGAGCGTCGAAGGTGTCACGCCGTCGTGGTACGGCAATGCCGCGAAGTACACCGGCGGACGACGATCTAACTCTCCGTTGCTCCATTTTTCCGGAAGGTTCAGTTTTTCTCCGGCTAACAACGACGAGAAGGTTTTGTACCCGTTGGGGTGCGTGATCGACTCTTTGTGCGGATTCGATTTGATGAGATCCGCTGAACATTTTGGGCACCCGGCGTAAAAAATTGCAATCGACGCGGGTGTTTCATTTGCTTGAACAGTATGGGTTTTCATGCCCAAGTTTTCCCAGATTTGACCGCAGATATGGTTGACGTGGTAACGCCGAACGCTTCAGATATGTCTTTGACCCTGAATCCTCTAGCACACCAGTGCCGAACGAAAGCCGCGTCCGTTTCGGTTAGTTTGCAAGAGCGTGTATTGCGCCCTTGCTGCTTCGCGGTAGCCCATCTCACGTTCCCTGGTTCGTAGTTTCCGTTCTGGTTCGGAAACCGATCTACAGAATATGCGATCGACGGTCTCGGGCCCATGTACTCCAAGAACGCTTCAAAACTTTCTATCCAAGCCTGGTGAACACGAATACCGCGCCCTCCGTACAGCCGCCAGCTTGGGGCTTTTTTGTTTTTGCACCGTTGGAGCATCGATTGCCAACAACAATACTCAGGAGATCCGCCGTGTAGTCGAAGCTCTCCCACCGTATGCCCATGAGTGGCGGAAAATCTTCCGTACCCTCCTCTATTGCAACCGCACGAACGCACAGGACGTTTGCGTCGAAGGTCACCGGAACAAACGTGCGTAACGTTGCCGCAACCACCAAATTCCGGATCGCATAAACATTCCCACAACGCGCCTCGTAGACTACCGACTCGCCCGAGAACGCGAAGTCTCCCGAACCGTTGCCCAGTGAGGTCTATGACGCGCACACCAAGAAGATTACACGAATTCGCGTCGCGGCTGATGCACGATCGGTATTCGTCTAGGGAAGCCCGAAAAACGACGGTGTTTTGGGCTGGTAGACGATGGGGCTTCCGCCGTTTGCGAGCTCGACGCCCTCTCCTTCGACGGCCATTTTGACGAGCGGCGACTTGAGCAGCTCTCCGAGTTTCTTCGCGTGCTCTCGAGCTTGGCGCTCGTCTGCCGCCCGAACTTCGATGCTCATCAGGATACGATAACGCACGCGCTTAGCCGTTCTGCGGAATCACCGGAGCGCCCCAAGCCGGGCGCTGCTGCTCTTCCTCTTGTTCGTCGATCGCAGGCGGCACGTTCGGGGGCGGCTCCGGCAGCTCGTCTTGCGTAGCTTCGATGGGCACAGCGACGTAACCTTTTGGCGGTACGTAGTTCTGATCGACTTCGACGTAACCAGGCGCCAACACTCGTCTCGGTGGCGCCGGCTGCTGTTTTTGACGTTGCGCCGTCTGAATCTTGTCGTGCTGCTCGCCTATCCACTTGAACACGTCGGGGAGGAGCATGAGTCCCGTCTCGGCCCAACGAAGCGCGCCGTCGCTTCTGTTGACAGCGAGTTTCCCGTGCCCTGTCTCGATGATCTTGATGGGGCTGTCATCGTCGTCCTCGGCGACTTCGGGAGGTTCCGGCCCGCCGCCCCCACCGAAGATGTCACTGAACTCTTGGGCGACGTTGCGCGCGTCGCGCATCATGGAAACGGATTCTCGAAACGCCTGTATCGGTGATCGCTCGGGCGCGACGCGCTGTCCGTACGGTGGATAGCGAGGATCTTGCGGCGGGGCGCCGCCGTTGGGATCGCCCTGCGGGTAGTAAGCCGGACGCTGGAACGGACTTCGTTGCGGCGGGGCGCCACTGCTGCCGACACCGACGCCGAGCGCTTGCGCAACCCATCCCGCATTCGGTACGTACACCCACGTTGTGCCCGGGGGCGGTTGGAACGGCGGCATGCCCATCGGAGCACCGCTCGGTGGCGCCGCCTGAGGTTGCGCCTGCGGCTGCGGCTGACCTCTGGCGGCCAATTGCATCTGCTGGAAAATCCCGAAAGCCTGCTGCATCCAATTCATCATCGCCGCGGGATCGGATGTCTGAGGCGGCGGCGGCAACACGTTGGGCACGTTGGGGTGTTGCTGCGGTTGGGCTTGCGGCGCCATCTGCGCCTGAAAGCGTTGGAATAGGTCGAACACCTGCCCAACCATCGCCATCGGATCGCCTCCGGGGGGAGGCATAACGAACGTCGGAGTTGGTTGAGGCACAGGCGCCGCCTGCGCGGCTGGCGATTGCGGCGAGTATTGAGGAGGCGGCTGGTAGTACGACGGTTGCCCCTGTTGCCCCGATGGCCTGGCGTCGGGCATCGTGAGGCGCGCAATGCCGAGATACTCCTGACGAGACGCGCTCCGAAATTCGATTTTGTACTCTTGCGCTTCGCGCGGCCCGTGAATCGCCCTCAGAAGTTCGTAGAGATCAGCGCCTGATCGAGGGTGACTTCGGATGATGTGCACCTCTCTGGTAACCAGATTCTGTGCGTGCACGTTCACCTTGTCGTTAGGCCACACCTTGTTGAGCGCTTCGTAGAGCACGATCGGATCGTCGATGCCGAACGAGACCTTCTCGCCTTTGCGCTTCTTGTCCGCGACACGATTTATGTGGCGATTCTGACGCACACTCGCAGGATCGAGCGCGCCTGCTTCGCGAACTCGTTCCGCGTCTGCCGAGAGCTCACCGGTCTCTTCGTCTTGTTCGGCACGCACCTCGTCGACGATGTCCGCCTCGTCCTCTTGCGCCGGAACGTTCAGCGCGTTCCTCCCCTCGCGATCCTCTCTCTTCTTCGTGGTCATCGCGACTCAGGATGCGGCCGGGCCGTTCGAGGTGGCGGGCGGTGAGGCTTGAGGCGCGGGTGTTGGACGATCGACCTTTTCACCGTCTTCCGGATCGTCTTCGCCTTCCGGTTCTTCTGGGTCGTCGATCTCTTCCTTGTCGTCCTCGCCCGCCTCGCAGGCAGCGATCTCTGCGAGCAATATCGGCGGCCCCATGATCTCTTCGGTGAGGCTCACCTGAGCGATCGGTAGAAAATTCAAGAGCCCCATCTCTCCGCTGGTGCTCACGGAGTAGATCTTGATACCGGTGAGGCGGCGGTACATGCGCATGACAACGAACCCGGGCGAAAGCGGGTGGTCGTGGTGCAAAATCCACTGCACCACTTCTGCTTTGCCGACCGGTGAAATGGAGCCTACGCGACTGAGGCGCGGGAACTGCGGATCGGGCGGCACCGACCGATCGATGTACTGCTGAATCGTCTCTTCTCGTGCCATCTGTTTATAGCTTTCCGTCCTCTGCGAACGAGTAGTAGCTGCGCCTTCGAGCGTCGCCCCCGACGATGATGTGATCGATGAGCGGCATGCTGATCGATTCGAATGCGTCGGCGAACGCCTTCGTCGTGTCCTTGTCCGCGCCGCTTGGTTCGGCTTCGATCCCGGAAGGGTGACAGTGGAAAATGATCGCGCCCTCTCCGCCGCCGAGTACTGCCGCTCGGAGCGTAGGAAGCACGGGCGCCATCACGCTCGACGCCTCACCGCGTCCTGTTTCCGCGTATCCCTTCATGCGCCCATGAAGGTCGAGCGTCAAAACGCCGAAGACCTCGTTGGGCGAATTGCTCAAGTAGCCCTCGAGAAACCTGAACACCTTCTTCGGATCGTTGAGCTCGCCGATCTCGTCGGCGAGCGCGTTGCACGCCGCGAACCGCTCCGGATCCTTTTGGACGATGAGGAACGGTCTGCACGACGAACCGGGCTCGCGCCCCTCGAGCTCGACCGGCTCTACGGAGCGCCCACGACGCGAAGCTCCGAGCACACGCCCCGAACGCAAGAACGGGTTACGGCGCGTACGCGTCGTCGGGGCGCGGCACGCGCAACCATCTCGCAGCAAGGGGTTGCCTTGCATCACGCCGCCTTATCTTCGCGCACCGCCGGGTCAACGCCGACCGACTGCATCGCCTGGTCGTGATCGAACGCAACGAACTCTCTACCGCTCGGGACTTGTATCAAGAGATCTTTCTCGATGTCCACGTCCGTCGCGAAGAGCGCCACGTCTTTCTCTTCACAGAACGGAATGTAAACTCGCCCGGCGTCTTGCACGATGCTCATGAGCTTCGTGATCACCACGACGTCGCCCACCTTGATCCCCTTCTCTGCGGCGCCGGGACCGACGGCGTCGACGAACACGTACTTCGTGACCTTCGTTGCGTCGTTCAGAATGATCGTCGAGTCCGACCGCTTGATCATCATGCGGCCGACGATGTGGTCGTTTCTGGGAATGAATTTCACTTGGGCTCCTCGAGTTGTGCCGGCGTCGATGGCGGGTTCAATGTAAGCGCGATGTCTAGCGAGTCAACACCCTCTCCTCGCAAGGCCGCCCGCAGGATCTCGATCTCCACCTGCGCTGCCGCAAGGGCCGACAACGTCTCGCTGAAATACTCGCGGGTCGGCGCGTAGTACGGGCCGTCCGGGGGCTTGCGGGCATTGACGGCTGCGGTCAATTGTCTTGCGGCAGCCAGAATGACACACGCGCTCAAGCGTTTCTCACGATCGACGCAGCCCTTGAAACACGGCTCGGTTTCGCTCGTCTTGCCAGGACAGAGGGGCATGTGCGAGCACTGCTCGAGGATGACGCTCGCCTGACGTTCGGCAATCTCGAGGACGATCTTCGAACGCCAAAGAGCGCGCTTCAGCGCATCCCAATCTCGTACCGTGATCGGTACCTTCTGATCGCCGGGGCTCTCGAGACCCATCATTTTCGCCTGAGCCGGACTCGGTTTCGGTGCGGTGAGTTGACGCACTCGAGCCTCGGCTCGACGAGCGCGGCGCTCGGCGTGCGCCCACGCAAGCCCTATGACGATGACCGAAATGATGCCGATGATTTGCCAGATCATATGAGCGCTCCACTCGGTTCTCGAATCCGTTTGCCGGCTGCGGCCTGTAGCAATATCGATCTCATCCACGCCGTCATGCGCACCCCGCACCGCGCTGCGCGTTGCTCAATAGCTCGATATTGCTCAGGAGTCAGTTTGACGACCGCACGCTTGGTCTTCGTCGCTACGTGCACCGTTGGGACACCTTTCGGTAGACTTTTGGTATACTGCACCGAGCCGCCTAGACGTGTCAAGACGACGCACGTAGACTGAGGGGCGATGCAATTTGGCGCTGGCCCCGAGCTCGCGGCGCAATGCTCGCACGTGGCGCCACCTGACGGCTGGAGATCGTGGACCGACGCCGAGGGTCCGATCCCTGACGGACTTTCAAAACGAGCCGCCGCTCTCGCCGCCGACACGAACATCCCGCTCGGCGTCACCGAAAGCTATCCGCTTCCCGGCGTGACGACGCTCATTCGTGTCGAGCCGCGCGCTTGGAGCCGCGACGCGCAAGGAAATTTCGTGCAAGGATGTTTCCGCACGAGCGGTATCTACTTACCGGACGACGCTCCCGAAGGTGCCGGAACGATCACACCGCCCACGACAACCAAGCTCGATAAAGCAGTCGGCGTGTTCACGGTCGTGAGCCTCGTCGTCGGAACTGTGGCAACGCTGGCAACGTGGGGCAAATGACGATCTACCACAACGGAAGAGCCATCTCCGGGCTCGGCGAGCCGACCGTCGCGGCGCCGGTCGTTCGCGCTCCGTCGCCTTGGGTGTTCGCAGTCGCGACCAGCGTGATCAGCGCGGCGACGGGTTGGGTCATAGAAGAAGCTGCTCGCGCCGTACGAAAAAGGAAGCGTCGACGATGACGGATCGTTGGACTTCGGTTTACGCGATGGGCGGCGCGTCGCTTGGGTTAGTCGTCGGAGCGACGATTGGTGCGCTGGCATCCGGAAAGAACAAACACATACGCGGGGCTCTGATCGGATCGGTTACGGGGGCCGCTATCGGGGTACCTGTTTTCATCGTACTCGGTCAGCGCTCGGGAACGGGCATATTCAAGCCTGTAGATCCAAGTCCGCAACCTACATACCCAACCTACGCCGTAACAACGGCTTCATTCCCATGAACGAAACACTCTTCTTCGGATCACACCGCGTGGTCGGGTTCGGCGCGCCGCCCTTCGCGCTCGGCGACGTCGGAGACTTGCTCGCGTACCGTCAAGAGTGGGAGCCGTTCATCGGCGCGCATCTCGAGCTCTGGCGAGACCTGAACGAGCTTCTCGAGAGACAACCGGAAGCGCAGAAGTGCCCACCCGGGATCTTCACGGCCGCAGCAGTGAAGGACGATCCAACAGGGTTCTGCGTCACGCTCTCACTCTCTCGCGCACGTGTGAGCCCTACCGATCCCGGTGGGATCTTGACGCAATGGAACGCCTGGAAGGACAAGTCGAGCGCCGACATCGTCGCGGGCGCCGCTTCGATGCTCGAGTCGCACCAGAACACCGTCATGCGCGTCGGTGGGATCTACACGAAGGAACTCCTCGATCTTCACAAGTCTTGGCGCCTGAACCCACCCGTACTCCCGGACGTACCGTCATTCAGCGCGCAAGCACAACTTCGCGCTCGCATCGAAGGCGCCTACATCGCGACGAAGGGCGTCATACAGCTCATCGGCTACTCGGCGAGCTCACTACTCGGCGAAGCTCGAGACATCGCGGACGCGACGGCCAAGGGACTCACCGACGCGGCGAAAGCGATCCCGAGCACAGCACGCACCGTTGCCATCGTTGCGACTGTCGCAGCGGTCGTCGTGGGCGGCGTGCTCATCGTCTATTACGCACCGCGGCCAAAAGTGCCGGAACCGGCACCTACCTGATACCTCATGGGGTAGCCGGCGCAGATTTCGGGCAGACGTGCTAATTTGTGGCACAAATGAGCGCTGTCAACATACCGTGGGCAGCACTAGTCGCGCTAGGGAGCGCCGTCGCCGCGATCATCACCGCGCTTTGGGCAAAGCTCCGCGCCGTTGAAGTCGAACGCAAGGACTGGATCGACCGGTGGGCGGCAGAGGTGAAGCGCAGCCCACAAGATGATCCTCAGGAGTGGGAAGAAAAAACCGACATCAGAAACCGGCGGAAGGACATCCTCGAGCAATTCGAGGAAGAGAAAAAACGTCGCCGGAAAGAGGAAGACGATCGGCTCCGAGCCTACGTTGACGGCCAAAGCACGCCGCCAAGATTCAGGAGATGAGCGATGAGCGACTCCGGTTCTCGTCCAACAACACCAGGACCGCGCACGCTTTCCTCGGAGATGGTGCTCATCCCCAAGAGGGTGCTCGTCGAGGTGTACTCGCTTCTTCTCGAACAAGACGAATCGATCCAACAACTCGCCGAATCTCGTGTCGACATACACGCGACGCGCCGAAAGCTCGAGGAGCTCTTGAATCAGTACGTGCCGGGGCTCGTGCTCGAGGTCATGCTCAAACAACGGGACAACGAGCCGACACCGTTCGAGACGCCCACCGCTAAGGACATCGAAAACTCGAAACCGAAGCCCAAGCCTTAGTGCTCATCGAACGAGAAACTGAGCGCCGCGTGGAGATCTGCCGCGCGACCACCGATCCAATCGAAAGCCCACGATCGGAGCGAGTACCCTGAGCGGTCGTAGTGCGCCGCCCAACGCATGCACCACCAATGAAACCGCATGAGCATCGCTACCTCGGAAGCTGAGGTGCGTCGTCGGCAGACACCGCGCCGCCGATGAACGCGCCGACGACCGCGCCTGCTGAACCGCCGACGACCATCGCGTCTTCGAGCTCTTGACCGCGACCGCGGTGCGCGCCCGCGTAGCGGAACGCAGGGCGCGCCTGCGCCGCGTAGTACCCTGCGGCGGCGCCTGCCGCTCCACCGACGAGTGCGCCGAACGCGCTCCAGAAACCTGTTTTCGAGTTCATCAGTTCGCCTCGGCGGCTTCGACCTTGTACGGTGTCGCGTAGATGACGCACATGGACGGGTAGTCAGCGCCACGTATGTCCACGACGAACCACATCGCTTCCGACTCTCGGGGGAGCTTCATGAGCGTCTGCGCTGACGTGTGCCACAGCTTGAACCCTTGAGCCTTATCTCCGAAGAGTTGCTTCAGATGCTCACAGTACGTGCGCCGCGTCATGTACTCGATGTGGCCCACCTGATCGGACACAGCGAGCACGATGTCACTGGTCCCGAACTGCTCTCGCGCGGCCCTGTACGCGCCGAGAATCGAGGCGGGCGTGTGGAGCCTGCCGATGAGTTTCTTGCAATCCTCGGACGTGTTGGGCGCGAACTCCAAACCGGTCCTGAGCGTTCCCGTGGTCTCGAGCTCCATTGAAAGGCATGTTACCATACGTTCACCATGATTGGGTACGGCCTCGATCTCAGCCATTTTCAAGACCCGGCAGCCCTACCGTGGGCCGAGTTTCAAGGCCGAGTCGACTTCGTGATCGCACGGGCGAGTTTCGGTGTCGTCCTCGACAACCGAGCGAAAGCGCACATCAGCCGTGCACGTGGCATCGGCGCAAAAGTAGGTCTCTACACATTTTTTCGCCCAAGCCAAAGCTGGACGGATCAACTCCAAGCGCTTCGAAGTGTCGCCGATGGGGCCAACGTCGGCACAGGAGACATCGTGCCGGCGCTCGACATCGAGGACGACCCGATCTCTCCGGAAGCAGTCTCGCCGGCATGGTCCGACCGCTGCCAAGCGTTCGTCGAAAAACTCGTCAGCGAATACGGTGAAGCGCTCGTGTACATCACGCAACGCGGTTGGAGCATGCTCGGCAAGCCCGAGTGGGTTCTTCATCGCCCACTGTGGTGCGCCCATTATCGTGATGCTCTACCTGCAACACCAGGGAACATGCCAGCGACGATTCACCAACATCGCGTGGGCCCTTTCGTACCCAACGGCCCAGGCGGATCATTCAAACCTGCGGAGCTTGATCAAAACCGATTGCTCTTACCGCTCCCGCTAATCGGCTACCGTCCGAGCGACGACGATCGGGCGCGTGTCCTCGCACTCGTTTCCGAGAACCTGAGGCGCGCCGTGCAAGAGCCCGACGATGGCGACGACGATCCGGCGTCCGTCGCCTAGTTCCACTTGCCGATCAACAAATAAGGATCGCACCCGGCCCCCGATTGCACTGCGTCGCCTGCGTTTGTGCCTTGCCACGGCCACGACATGAAAAAGGTATTCCTGTAGACGAACACTCTTTCGTGACTGTCGTTGCACAACGTACCGTTTTGGCACGCGCAGCCGCCGTTGACCGCGCACCACGCCTCGCACGCTTTCGTCGCCTGCGCCTTGTCGTAGGTACTAAGCGGAACGCAGTCCTGCCACGTCTGTCCGAGGCCGTTGGTGTGCGTGACGAGCGCGCACCCGGCGTCGACACTTGCGCCACCGGTTCCTACCGTACCGCCAGTACTCACCACTCCGCCCGTTCCTGGGGTACCACCAGAACCACCACCCGTCCCTGGTGCGCCCCCGGTCTGAAACGATCCGCCTGTTCCCTGAAACGAACCACCGGTACCGTGAGACGAACCGCCCGATCCTTGACCTGCGTCGAGCTCAGGAGCGCCGCCCGACCCCGGTGCGCCACCTTTGCCTGATGCGCCCCCTGCCAGGAATGGGGCGGAGTCGGTGTGCGCTTCACCCGCATCGGGGGCATCGACGCCATAGAAAAGTCCCGACGTGAAATCGCCACCGGAACAGCCGGACAAGAAAACGATGAGGGTAAGCAGCCGTTTCATGGTGAATCTCTCCTTATAGAAGCTACGTCGAGAGCGGTCTATTTCTTCCCTTTTCGCGTGGCGGCTTTTCGGCACATCGCGGCAACCTCAGAGAGTGCGTTGATGCGACTCCGAGCGCCGGCCGAGAGAAGTACCTTCACCCAATCTTGCCGGAGCTCTTCGATCTGCGCCTCGAGCTCGTCGGCAACCCAACACAGGGCCTCGACGCGCGCCTGTCGTTCGATTTCCAACGTCTCGTGTCTCACGTTCGTCTCCCAGAGATGAGCAGCTCGCCGACGTTGCCGCGCTTGCCGCCCTTCGAGTTGATCCGTCGAGGCGCCTCAACACGCTCGATCTTGAACCCCTTGTAGAGCTTGCGCACGAACGGCGTGTCGGAATTCGAGAGCAGCACGTGGACGCCTTTCCTGGCGAGTTTCGTCGCGACGCGACAGAGACGCATTTGATCCAACGGACCGAAGCCGTCCTTGCTGTAGGCGGTGAAGTTCGCCGTCGCCGAGGCGGGCACGTAAGGAGGGTCGAAATAGACGGCGTCGCCGCGACGAGCAAAAACAATCGCATTTTCGAAGTCGCTCGTAGCTATACCGACTTTCATCTTATCGGCACGCACCCTCTCGTTGAACAGTTTCGCTACCGCTCGAAGGTTTTCTTCGTCGCAGATTGTCGGATTCGCGTAGCGTCCGAACGGAACATTGAATCGCCCGCCTTTGTTCACGCGGTAAAGACCGTTGAAGCAGGTGCGGTTCAAGTAGATCATGCGCGCCGCTCGCTCTACGGAGTGGCGACCGGCGCGTATGTCAAGCCCGCGAACTTCGTAGTAGTGCGCTTCCGAATGTTTCTTCGCGTGCCATTTCAACCTGTCGATAACTTCTTCGACCCACGGCGTCCACAGAGTGGCGTAAGTTGATACAAGCTCGGAATTCGAATCCGAGATGATCGCTTCCTTGAACCTCTCTTCCGCCGCGAGCGCGAAGAACACCGCGCCACCACCGACGAACGGCTCGTAGTAGGTTTTGATCTTCTTCGGGAGCCGAGGAAGGATCTCCGACAAGAGAGCGGTCTTGCCTCCCGCGTATTTCAAAAATGGATGCGCGACGGTGGGCGGGATTGCGAGTTGCGGCTGCTTCACGATTGCGCCCTGCTTTCCCTACCCAGCCCGAAGGTTTCGGACCACCTACGAGAGACGGCCCCGGAGCCCGGGTAAATGTCGTCCAAGTAATCCCCGTGCATCGCGCCGAGCATCGAGAAGATCCAATCGATGACCGCGTCCGGCTTGGCGCCAGCGCAGCCCTTTTGAATGAGCACGTTGGCGCTGACCCAATCGCGCACCGTGGGGATATCTCGCCCGAGTCTACGGCCCCCGCAGAAGATGACCGGTTCCCAGCAATAGCCGGGGTTCACGCCGGGTTTGAAGATCGCGAACGGCTTCACCCACGAGCCCACGCGAGCCCCTTCGGGGCAAAGCGAGAGCACCTCACGAAGGTTCGTCGAACCGGTCGAGAGCGCCCAGCCGTCCGGGTAGTCGCGAACGAGGCGGGCCACGAGTTCGGCGTGATCCACCTCGGCGCACTTGGGGTCCGCCGCATAGAGACCGCGCTTCGTATGTCCCGGGTACGGCGGATCGGCGTAAGCGAAATATCTAGGTGGGCCGACCACCGTAGAAGCAAGTGGCCTCCGGACCCGGCGTTCACGAGCTGCGGTTCTCGACTGCTTCATCCTGACACCGCAGTCCCGTGCAAGTGGCGTAGCCACCACTCCAAAATCTGAACTCGCACTTCGAACGGAGTTCCACATAAATATCCCGACACCTGTTTTTTCATTGCCCTCCACCCTTCCACCAACGGTTGCAGCACTTCATGCACCGAAGCGATCCGATCGGGTCCATTCCAAATTCGACGCCTTGTTCGCCGCAGCGCGAACACCGCGAGCGCAGTGTGATTGTTGCTTCTAACACCGCAACGCGCTAGCTCTTCGCGAAGTTCTTACGTCGCTGTCTTCGGTACTGGTTGTTTTTCGCTCTCGCTCACCCTCGCCCCCTCGTGAGCTTGAGCACCCCACTCGGCGCCCGGTCGAATAGCCGCGCAACCTCGTTGAGCCCCTTGCCTTCCTTCATGAGCCACTTGTAGATTTTTCTACGCGCATTCGCGATCGACGGAGCACGAACGGGACCTTCATAGAGGTCGCGAAGCGTAACATGCTCTTGTAAGGAGAGGTCGAGAACTTCGTCGAACAGCCCGACCGCCTCGAGCCTCTTCGAGAACTTTTCAAACGATCGTTTCATTCTTCTAGCTCCGGCGAGAGGGGTTTGCCGTACTCGAGGTTCCACGATCGCACTCGTTTTTCCCCCGAGATCACTTGGCGCATCTTCTCTTTCAACTCCTTCAAAGACAATTTCTCGGCTTCGGTGACCGACAACGAATACGGGTTCGGTAGTGTTCGCGCATAAACCCACGCAAGGAACTTGTCCTGCTCGCGACTACGCTCTTCTAGCGCTGCGACACGTCGTTCCAGTTCTTCGCTCATACCGGCACTCCTTCTTCGAAGTCCGAGATCGGCCGACGGATCTCTTCCCACCGTAGATCCCAGAGATTCCAATGTTCGCACACGACGTAGCCGTCTTGTACGTAGGCGCTCCAATTGTTGGCGGTGCCGGCGAGCACGCCCGCTGTCCAGTACCAAACGCGCTCGACCGCGGTCATCATTCGAGCTCCCACATCTGCCTCGTCCACTCGTCCGAACAGATCATCTCGATGCTCGTCGACGCGCGCTTGCCCATCGGCCACGAGTGCCAGACCGTACCGCTGCCGCGAAACTTGTGACCGTCGGACAACGTCACGATGGCTTGGTCGCCCTCGAGCTTCTCGAATCCGACGACGGTCAGCTTCGGCAGATCCTCTGCCATACGCTCAAGAAGATGCGCGATCAGTAACATCACCCCGAGCGTGAGAATGACGCCGAAGATCGCGATTACGAGTCTTTCGGTCATGCGAGGTAGGACGACGGCGTTCGCCGTCTATTCACGTACCATACACCTTTTTTCGCCCTAGTTCTAGGTGTCAGATCCCACCGGTTTCCCGCGTCTTTAGAGCATGAACCCAGAAAACGCTTCCAGGGATATGGAACTCGAGGCAGCCGAAATCGAGCACGACCAGATCGAGCTCCGAAAGAAGCTCGACGCGGTCGGTGCGGCCAACAAGTGGCTTCGCACATCGCTTAGCAAAGAGCGCGGCCGGTACGTCGGCGAGCGCGACGTCGCGCTTCTCATTTGCCCCACCAACGACCCGAAACCCGGGTACTTTTGGGTCGCCGTGCTCTACACGGCAGAAGCCTACGACGTGGGCCGTACGCGCCTCACGCCGACGAGCCCGGAGTGGACCGGTTCCGACTGGCGAACGGCCCTCACGTCGGCCGTGTACGACCTCGTCGACCACGACACGCTGGACATTGCCGAGTGCTACTCGGACACGACCTGGTTCATGTTCGAGGATATTTTCGGCAACGAAGTCATCCCTTGACGACACCCCTGGGGTCGGTGGACACTGTTCGAGACAAGATGAGCGCTCCCCACGGGGGCGCACGGGAAGCACGATGGCCAAGAAGCATCGCTCCTACGAACCCAAGCGCCGCCGGTCCCCGGTGCGGCTCGAGTCCGTCCGCGTGGTCGTGGGTAGCGATCCGAGTCCGGATCCGTCGTACCTCGACCAAGACGAGCTCGAGGACAGGCGTGCCGCCTACGATCGCGGCGAGTTCAACTTCGTCTACGTCCGCGCCGAAGCCGACGTCGTCATCGAAGACATCGTGCAAACGCTCACGAGCGGAGGACTCTACGGCATCGAGAGCGACTCCGAGCGCGAGTATTTTTTAGAAGTCGCGGGCGAGGAATGGAGAGCGCTCCGCGACGTATTGAAAACGGTGGGCGTGCCCACGACAAAGTTACCGCTCGACGTTGATCGGGCGTGGATCGAATGGAGGACGTGATGGCGAGCAAAGTACCAACGCTAGAAAAACTAGCAACAAAAGAAGTAGGCGCGACAAACAGTCAACTAATCTTCGTAACAGAAGAAGGTGTTGTACGCGCTGTGTTCACCAGTCGTTCCGACTTTCAATCCGCAGTCAATTTTGCAAACACCCTCTCGAGACGTCGTGCAGTCATCGTCGAAGATCATACTGGCGTCGCTTGGGAAAACGAAGAATCAGCACGCCAACAACAAGAAGAGGACGAGTAAGATGCGTTTCCCGAGTATCAACGACGTGTCGGCCGAGCTTCGGCGAATCAACAAGGAAACACTCGAACCGGACGACGCCGACGAAGGGATCGACGTTCGGTTGCAGGTCATGCCTGACAGCACCTGGACGGTGAACTGGGGCTTGTCCGACTACGATCAGGATCATCGCGGGTACTGGGGCTCGTCGAGAGTGCCAGGTAACAACCGGCGGTTCGACTCGAAGGACATCGCGCGAGACCTGATCGAGCAGGCGCGAGAGCACAAGGCGACGGGGGGCGACGACGATGAGTTAGACGAGCCTAGAACCGGACGAGTGACCGCGAAGCGACAAGTCGCCGACGACAGGGAAGTTCCGATCGCGAACCCAGAAGATTGCGACCACGGCGAACGATACAGCAGAATGTCACTGTATCAATTCCAGTTCGGAGCTTACGCCGACAAAAAAGTCTACGTGTGGGCCGCTAGTTTCGAGGACGCCGAAGAGATCGCCATAGAGTGGGCCGACGACAACGCTCGCGGCGTATTCGTCACACTTACAGAAGACGATCTCAAAGAAGCCGCAGAAGACCTCGGCATCGAATGGGACGAGGCGTGGTCTGATGGGGGCGCTGTCGGGCGAAAAGAATTCGGAGGGACGTGGACTCCGTTTGATGATCGCGACTACGAAAAGATCGTAGAGCACGCAGAAGCCGATCTGATCACGATCGGTTGGACGACGCTCAAGAGCGGCACGCATGTCATCTCTCACGAGGTTCACGCTCACGAAGTGACGGACGCGGACGAAATCGAAGAGGTCGCTCAACGATCCCAAGAGGAAGACGACGAAGAGTTCGAGGAAGAAGAGGACGAGTAATGGCCCGCACAAAAGCAAAAGCGAAAGCGAAACGAAAAAGCCCGACTCACCGCGAGCCCACGGATGAGCAAGCAGCAACCGAGCTCGTCATGTACATCGAGAACACGTCCGACCTATCTCCCGACGGCCCGAGCGGGCAGGGGCGAAGCGTGCTCCTGAACGCGCTCCGCAAGTGGCGCAAAAAAACCTATGACCCGGCGCTCGCTGTGCGCCTATTCGAATATCTCACCGAAGCGGGCGCAAAACGGTACGCGAAAGAATTCGACTCCGAGAAAAATTGGAGCACGATGTTCAACCCCGCGACGCGGCACGAAGCGGCGAAGCAACTCGAGGCGAGCTTCCGGAGCTCGGTCGAGAACGGGGAGTACGACCACGTCGACACGCGCGTCGGCGTCGGAGAAGTCGTCGAGGAACACGTCGACGCCCGCGGCAAGACACGTCTCGACAAGTTACGCGCAGATCTGCCGCCAGGCTACGCTATCTATACGTACTCGCCAGGAGACGGCGTCACTCGGTATCGTTTCTTCAAGAACGCTTCACCGAAGCAAGACTACTTCGGACCGGACAACGGCATCTACACGGCGCTAGGTTACGCGGAAGCAGAAGCGTTCGCTAGCGGCTTAGTAAGCGAGTCAGGAAACCACGAAGCTCGCGAAACGCGCGGACTGCCGAACACGTTCGAAGTGATCTCAGGCGACGGCCGTGTCATCGGACACATCTCGGCCGCCCTCATAGAACAAGCCGAAATAGATTTAGCGCGCGGCAAACGTGGTGGATGGTACCCTCCCGACGCCACGCTTCGAGGTCAAGGTTGGAGCGCGTACAAACGAGGACGAGTCCCGGCGAGGGGTCGGGCGAAGGAAGTTCAAGCACCGCGTCTCGACTCGTTCACGCAAGCGTATTTCGACGCTGCGCTCTGGAGCTCCATCGACGATGGCGGCGACCCGCTCGACGATAACTATTCGATCAGCGACATCGCGCCCGAAACGCGCGCCAAGATGATCGCTGACTGCGCCGACTTCCAGGATCGGTACGCGGACTTACTTGCCGCCGCGGAAAACATCGACAGTGGGCGCGCTGGGCACAACTTCTGGCTCTCGCGCAACGGTCACGGCGCCGGGTTCTTCGACGACGGCCTCGACGAATTGCAGGAAGCCGCTAAAAGCTACGGAACATTCGACTTGTACGTCGGTGACGACGGACAGATCCACGGGAGTTGACACATGGCTCGTTCTCGAATCACCACCGTCACCTACTCGATGCCCATCTACTGGGCGTCCTACCTGATCAACGGCGACGCCTCAGGAATCGATGACGACGATATCGCGCAAGCCGATGCCGCCATCGCGGACATAGGGCTCGGTTCGCCCGTCGACGTCGGTGACTCCGAATTCCGACACCGCGGCGACTACGGGCGACTCGCTGGCGACTACGCGGACTACACGTTCCTCGACCACGGCAAAGGCACACGAGAGGCTCGCGCCCCCCGCATCGTCCGTGACTTCAACACCTTGGGCGACCTCGTCGAGCACGCCGCCCGCGACCTAGGCGCAACTCACACGAGCGGCTCCGACGCCCACACGAAGATCTACTTCCCTCGCGGCGGGCAGCACCCCTACGAGGAAGCCACCGTGTGGCGGAAGAGCGGCTACTGGCACGCGCAGGGGCCGGGCGCGCGTACGGGCGTCGCAAGGCTACCGGCGGGGGCGAAGCCGATTGCAGGGCATGCACGGCGAGCGGCCGAACCCCAGTTCAAACTCGGCGCCCCGCGCCCCGGCACCACCGTCCGCGACTACGAGGCCGTCGACAACCGCGGCCGCCGCATCGCCGGGCCCTCCAAGAGCTACAGCGACATGAAGCGGGCAGCAGGGACCGCGGGCGTCGTCAAGTTCGTGCGGCCGGGGGCGAGCGAGGCGAAGCGCGGCGGACGTTCTAAGTCGACTCCAGAAGAGCACGCCTACGCCGCCGGTGAGAAATACGGTCAGGATCAAATCAGAAGCGACCACTTCCTCGACTGGGTCTACGACCAACTCGTCGAGGCGAGCAAGATGCCTCCCGATCAGGTGAATCCGCTCGAAACGAAAGCTGATGCACTAGAGATCTCGCGCAAAATGTTCCAACAGCTCGTGTGGGACGCGCAACGCGAGGGCGCAGCGCAAGAAGCGCTCGGATCGGACGCCACGCGCGAGGAGATACACGCCTTCTACGAGGGCTTCCGCGGCGCTTGCGACACCTCTCGAGAGTGGCTAGCGGACGAGCTTCTAACCAAGAAGCGCGAGCTCGAAGGCAATCGCGCGAGCGAGGCCCGACGCCGCCCAAAAGCCAAGAGGTCGGCGCGCAAGAAGCGTCGCTGACCGAGATTGACAAACGAGACCTCAAACCTGGTGACTGGATTGAGGTACAAGATCCATCACGACGTGTGTCCTACGGCTCCGGTGGGGGAGTGTTCAAAGTAGTCAAAATCGGCCGCGTGAACGTGCGTGCCTCGATCGACGTGCGCTTTTCGCCTACGGGCCCGTGGTATCACCAGGAACACACCATTCCGATCAGCCACATCGTGCGAATCATCCCGCCGAACGAGTTGGGGCCAGAAGTAAACGAAACATCACAAATCGAACTGACCGACCTCGAGCGAAAACTCCTAGACGAATTCAAAGAGGAGAACGGCCGCCCTGGCGGAGCTGTCGCTCAAGACCTCGGCATCTCAACCGCGACAGTCACGAAAATAGCCAGGAAACTCGAGGCTGAGGGATTGCTCGAAGACACCGGATACGCGATGAAGTTCATCAAACGCACCGGGAACTGGCAGTACATCGACAAGCCGAAAACAGAAGGCGGTATGATCTCGAAACCGGGCGCTTCCACTGTGTGGCGCGCAACGTTGCGTGGACATGAGGCAATTGGCCACGATCCGTCGCCGTACGTCACCTGGAAGCCGTGATACTCTGTGCGCATGACAAGCATCCTAGGACTCGTTCTCACGCTTCTCATCGCGGCGCTGCTTCTTTGGGGCGGCGACCGTTTGCTCGCGCTCTGGCCCGGCAACCCGCCGTTGAAGCAGGTAATAAAAGTTGTCGTGATAGTGGCGGTCGCATTGTGGGCGCTCTCACTCATCGCCGGATTCTTTGGCGTTGCAATGCCGTGGGGCGGTCCTGTGCTCCCTCGTCACAGGTAGTGGTGCGCCGCGCGACGACCGCGCCCCTTGCGCGCCATGTCGGTCATGTTGTCGGCTTGAGTGCCTTCGAAAAGATGGTCCGGACGAACACACGCCGGGTTATCGCAGCGATGGCAAACGAAGAGCTTCGGCCATCGACCGTGCGCAAGGAAGAACGAGAAACGGTGCGCCTTCACGATCGGGGAGTGCTTCGACAACGTTTTCGTGGAAATCATTCCGTACCCGTTATCGTCCAAAGTACCACGCCAAAGCCAACACGGACCCAGTCTTCGCACGTGCTTCGGTGTCGGTCCTTTCTTGTCAACGTTCCGCCAAAATCTAGCCAGCGTGCGTGACATATCCTTCGCGCGCACCGTGTGCGCGTCGTCTTTGCACTTCAACGAGCAGTACAACGCTGTCGTCTCTCGACAGCGAGCTACGTGAAAAACGACACCGCACTGCACGCATAGACGCTCCACCTGGTCTCTGCGACAGGCTTTCGAGCAGTAGAGCGCTGTCGTTATCCGATACGCCTTTACCTGAAACTGAGCTCCGCATCGGATGCACCGTTTCGACACCAACTTACTGCGACAGGCGCGCGAACAGAACTTCGCGGGCTTTCTGTTGATGTCCGGTCGACGCCCCACAAACTCTTTTCCGCATCCCTCACAACGAGACGATATGATTACTTTGCTCATCGGAAAAAGGCACCGCTAGGCTCGACGACGGGCGCGTTCCTTTCGGCGGCGCTCGGCGTTGACGCCCACATCGTGCCCCACGTAATACCCGGTACCGAACGGGACGAAAAACGCGAGAGCCGTAAGAAGCACCAGGGCCGTCATTGCGCTACGCTCGTTAGCTGTCGGTAGATGGTTTTTGCGAGGTTCACCCGTTTATTCGCGCCAGGCCAGTCCCAAGGCTTCGGACCCATGCCGCAGAACGCCGCGTGATTCGGCGTCTGAGCGTGATCCTTACCGACGTGCGCGAAGTATCTCATCGCCTGCATCGCGCACTCGGCTTCCGCCATCACCGACTCGTTCGACGTCTCGGGAAACTCGTACGCGCTACGGCACGCTTCGAGATGAAGCTGCCACGGCCCTCGAGCTCGAGGCACCCCGTGCTTCGGATCGCACCGATACCCGACCGGGCCCTCCATGCATCGACCCTCGATCACGTAGCTCGCCATGTGCGTCTCGGAGATGGCCTGCGCCATGAGAAGCGCCGCTTCCCAGTACGTGTGCGCCGCCTGCGCAACGGCTTCGGCATAGGGCCGCGTGAATTCGGTGCGCTCCTCGACCGAGAGCGAGCGATCCCAATCGAACGGGGCTTGCATGAGAAAGACCTTGAGCACGACGATCACAGAAACGACAGTGTTCATGGTCGCACCCTATCACAGCGGCGTATTAGCTTGCACAGGCACGACCTTCGCACCGAGACGCCGAAACTCTTCCCAGCAATGATTGAGCGCCGCGCCGGGGATGAAGCGGTGAGCGCCGCGCCGGGGATGAAGCGGTGAGCGGCAGCGATGTTCTCGACCCACGTCGTGAAGTCGTCGGCCAAATAACGGCCGTCCGGGAGTTGCAGGAGAAGAGCGGTCTTCATGGTTTACAATCCTTCATCGGCGTGCAAACGACCTCGATCATCCCCTGCCCGGCGCCTTGCTGATAGCAAAAGTAGAGCCCTGAGGGCGTGCTCTGCACCGAGAGCCCCCACGCTGCGACTTCGGCGGGGATGGTTTGACACCGGCGGGCCGGCGGCGGTGGCGGTTCCTTCGTGCCGAATAACGGAAAAAACATGATCAGCGCGATCAACACACCAAAAGCGACAACCACGAACGCGATGACGTCCGTCCTATCGAGCGCGTACCGTGTCACGGTCGCACCTTTCGCATCGCACTCGGGCGCGTGACGAGCTCGAGACGAGAGAGCGCGGAGAACAAGTCTTCGGGTACGCTCACCCGCAACGCTTTTGTGGTGTACGTGAGAACCGACTTGTTGATGGTAGAGACCCACGCATCGGCGACGGCGCACGCGATCTCGGACGCCTGAAGCCATGCGATCTCTTCTCGCTCCCAGGTCTCTTTACTAGAAGAACGCAGACGCTTCTCAACCTCGTGTGAAATTGATGGCGGTGGTGGCGGCGCCCGAACCGGTTCCATCATGTCTGGCGGTTGTTTGCGTTTCATCACTTCTTCTTTTCTGTCTCGAGTTGCTCGACGCCACGGAACGCCGCGAGCCGGAGCACCTCGACGCGCGTAACGCGCATGCCAGGTTCGGACATACGCTCTGCGAGTTTGTCTAGCCGCTTCGTGAACGACTCGGGGTACCGGACGCACAGTTGCACTTGTTCTTCTTGTTTTGGACTCATCGTTTTCTCTCCAGAGTTCTCATGGCCGCCGCAGCGTGATCGCGTGCGGCTCGAAACCGTTCTTTCGCCGAGCCCGGACGAATCGACTCCGAGACGCCGGAGAGGATCTTGTCGGCTCTGTTGAGCGCCTCGAGCCGTATCTCGGCGGACGCGAACAGTAACGCATGCCGGATCTCGCTCGGGAGCTTGCTCAGGCAGTTCCGGCAGAACGACTGCCGGATCGGGATGGCCTTGCCGCAGCCACGCGTACGGCAGGCGCTCTCGGTCGGAGGGTTCATGTAACGTCGTCTCCTGGGATCGGCCCCATCACGAGCTCGTTTGGCACCTGAGCTGTTTCCTGTCGAAGCACGTTGATGTTTTGCCAGAGCCCCTCTTCGTTTTCGTACGCGACGAAGAGGGTCCAACTTGCTCGGCCGTAGCGTGCCATCGTGAAACGGCACCGAATACCAAACCCTTGGGCGAGCGTTACGACGAACAGGCAGGCGCCGTCGATCACTGGATCTGCCGCGTACTTGTACCGGCGCCAAAGCTCGTCGATGATGAGATCCATTTTTTCGCGTCGATTGCGCCGGTCAGCCAACTTGCTAGCTAATTCCTCGGTGACCACGATGCCCCGCCCGATGCCGGCGAGTTTCGTGAGCGCCTCGAGCTGCTTGGTGATGCCTATGCAAGAGAACGTGTGTTTTTCTTCAGCGGCCATTTTCAACCATCCCCTTTCGGTACTCGAGTAAGTCCTTCGCGCGAATGTCGAAACACTCGCTGAGATCCATCGCGACCTTGAAGTCCGGCGACTGAAGCGCTGGCTCGTTTCGGAGCACGGCGGACACGAAGGCCACGGCGCCGTCTTTGGTTTGAGGCTTGCGTGGGTCGGTCATCGCTTCGTTCTCCGTGCGTCCCCAAGGAGCTCCAACGTGCGCTTGAGCACCGCATCGGCCTCGTCGCCGTAGTGGCGAACGAGCACCTTCGCGATAGCGTGGGCGTCCGTGTCGTAGCCCCGCATGTCGTCCCTCGAGTTCTTCTTGAGCGCCCGGTCGACCGCCGCGGGGGTGCCGGTCGGTTCGACGCCCGAATAGCGACCGTTTGGGCGTTTGGGCATTGGGTCTCCTGTGAAGGTCATGGCAGAGCAGACGGACCCTACCACGCCGGGTATTCAACGTCAACAGCCGTCTAAAGAATGATTGACCTTGAATACCCTCGTATGGTATCCGTCTACCCCATATGCCCCTCGTGACCCTCCTTCTCGTGACGCTGAACGCGGCCGTTTACGCCCTCGAGCTCTCGAGTGGCGGGATGCCGGTCTGCGAGAAATTCGGCCTAGTTCCGGCCCATCCGGGCCTGGGCTCGCTCCTCACCTACTCCTTCCTGCACGACCCTAGGACCCTCGTTCACCTGGGCTGTAACATGGCCTTTTTGGCCGTTTTCGGCAGCCTGGTCGAGAGGGTCATCGGGGGCGCTCGGTTCCTCTGCCTCTACGCCCTCGCAGCGGTCGCCGGAGCCGCTCTCCACATTATCGTAGCTTCAGGCTCTTCAATCCCGATGGTAGGCGCCTCCGGGGCTGTCTGCGGCCTGGTCACGTACTCCGTAGCGGTCGACCGCCGATTCATCGGATTCGCTTTCGCCTTTTGCGCTGTCAGCACTTGGCAGGCACTAACCGGCAACGGTGGCGACGTCAGTGTCGGTGCCCACATCGGCGGCCTGTTCGTCGGCGTCGTTGCTGCACTCTTCGCGAACGCCATCGGCGAGAGAGGAAGGTCGTTCACCTAAATTCACCGCGCCGCAGGGCAGGCCCCGGCAAAGCATATCGCCGCCCCGCCTAGCGCGCCCCCGCACAACAGAGCGGCCCTCAGCAGATCTACGCCTCGCAGCGCACCGCATCGCCACGCTCAGCCGCGCAAACCAAAGCTCATTTTCAACCAAAGGAGAATCTCAGTGTCTTTTCAATACACAGAAACTTGGATCGAAGGAACGATGCCGCTACTTATGGCGGCGTTTGGAACAGAAGCAGCCGAAAACGTACCCGGCGGCAGTGGCCCAGGCACTCGGCCATCTATCACAGCCGTCAAGCAACTCACTCCGCGAGAGATCGCCGAGAAGAGCTGCTACCGCGAGAACGGGAAGCTCGACTCCCCACTCGTGTTCCCTGGCACCGGTGTACAACGCGCGATCGTCGAAGCCGGCGGCAACCACAAGGAGAAGGGCACCCGCAAGTCGATGAAGTATCGCGTGCCGGCCGCGGTGCTCGTTCTCGACGAGCTTGCACCGCTCTACAATGAAGACCGGAAAACGCGCATCACGACCTACGAGGTGGACAGTCGCCGGGTCGTCAACCCAAGCACGAAAGGCGCACTGCTCGCTCACCGTCCACGCATCGAACGCTGGACGTTGAAGTGCACGATCCGCATCAACGAGAACCTCATGGATCCGGCGTTCGTGAGACAGCTCCTCACCGAGGCCGGAGAACAACTAGGTATCGGCGCCTTCCGCCCTGAGAAGCGCGGGCCGTTTGGGCTCTTCCACGTCGTCGCATGGGACTGCGTCGACGGGACGGCTGCGATGAAACGGAAGGTGGCCTAGAAAAGAAACCCAGCGACGCAGCGCCTCGCGAAACCCGGCCCAGCGACGCGACGCGAAGCTCAGTCGTGCTCAGCCCAGCAAATCAAAGTCACACTTTTCGCACAACCCGCGCACAAACAACTTTTTCAAAACCCTCATCGCAGTGCGGCGCTGTGCCCAGCACGGTCAAGCAGATCAGTGCACCGGGAAGCGGATCGTCGCGCGACCCTGCCCCGCGTCGTGACGCACTGCCAAGCAAACCAAAGGACACTTTCAACGAACCCCGTGCCGAACAGCTTTTTTTCAAACCCAACAAACTCCGCTGAGCGGTACGGTGCTCAGCATGGCGCAACGTCGCGTTGTAAAGCAATGCTCGGCAAGTCTCGGCACCGCAGCGCCACGCACCGCTCAACAAAGCAGCGCTCAGCAAAGCCACCCGAATCGGCGCGCCGCCGGGCTACGCATCGCTGCGCACAGCCGAGCAAACCAAAGGACCGTTTCTACACACAAAGGAACCCAAGATGAACGACGCCCCGCTTACCCGCTCGAAACACTCCTCGCCCCCTCGCCCCGCTCCCATGACGTCCGAGGACGTGATTCACGAGCTCGCAGAAGCGCTCCGCGACACCATCAACGAGATCGACGAGCTATACGTTCGAGCGAACCCTGAGAGCGCCTACCTCGACCTAGCGTGTAAGCTCATCTTCCGTATGAAAACGGTCACCATCGTGCCCGTACGCGCGCAGGTCGAGTCACGAGAAGCCGAGATACGCCAAGCCGAGGGCGAGGGAGCTGTGCGGATCTTCGAAGCGCTCGACCGGTGGCTCCGTGCACGCGAGGCCGGCGTCCGATCCATCGAGATGGGCGTCAACGCCGAAGGCAAGCGAGAGATCAAGATGTTCGAGGCAAGCCTCTCCAACGACGGCTACGAAGTGAAGGGGTTCTTTCAAGGCGAATCGCTTCAGGACGCCTGCGCGCAGGCTGCGCAGGTCGTGTTGTTCAACGGGGACGACTAGTGACAGCCGTCGAAGAAGCGCTACGCGACGCGCGACACTGCGCACCGGTGCTCGAGAGGGTCATCGACATTCTCACGGCCGACAACAACCTAACATTCGGCGCTGCGCTTGATCGGGCACAGCGCGAACTCGGCATCTTGGTACCGAAACACATCGAGGGCCCGCTGCTCTCGATCGCGCTCAAAATAATCACGAACCGGAAGATCCCCGGAGCACCTGAGGCATGAGCCGCGCCACACGCCTGACGGGGCTAGCGATCGTTCAAGGGCTCACGCTCGCATTCGCGTGGGTCGTCAGTGGCGTCCCTCGTACTCACGTCGCCATCGCCACCGCGATCGTGGCTCACGTGCTTTTCGTGTTGAGCGTGATCGGCACGTGGCGCGTCGTTGACGACGAGCGATAGTGTCTTCCTGGGGGCGTATTTCCGCCTGTACGACTCCGACACGGCCATCAGAGCATTGAGCCCGAGCGACTCCTTGAGCCCCTCGCACACCTGACGAACCTTCGGGAGCTTCGATCCGCCGCGGACGTTCTCGAGCTCTTCGAAGAGCACCGCAGCCTCGGCCCCGGAGAGATCGATGTGAATGTAGCCGGTGGAGCGGTGGATTTTCACGGTGTACACGGTATGCGATGGTGAATAAATTTCAATCTGTCCTTCCAAAAATAGTGTCCAACCGCATACCGCAACCCGTCACGTGATCTTGACGAGCACACCGGTACGGGAACGTCACAAGACCAAAACGGCACAAGAATTTTCATCGAGACGGCCCAGCACCCGGATTCTTCGCAGCCCAAACAGCATCTTCAAACGAATACGTATCGACGCCAACCCCCTGCAAGAGCTTCACACCACTCGGGTCTCGGTACGCCTCGCCGTACACCACACGCTTGATGCCGGCGTTGATGATGAGTTTTGCGCACATTCTGCACGGCGAATGCGTGAGGTACAGGTGTTTCTCTTTCGGGTTGTTGAAGTCGAGCTTCACGAGCGCGTTCACCTCGGCGTGGATAAACCCACTCTGCCCAGGCTCAGGCGACTCGTGCTCGTGTGGGCCACCGGCGTAGTTACCGTTGTAGCCGCCGGAGAGCATCTGTGTGTTGTCGCTCGTGACGATGATCGCGCCGACCTTGAGGCGAGGGTCGTAGGATCGCTCGGCGATGACACGCGCGATCGACATCCAAGTTTCGGGCCAAGTCGGTCTCATGTGTTCATCCAATCTTCGACGTGCTCGCCGTCATTCGCGTGACACGAGCCAAGATGACCGCTGAATTTTTCGCATCGATTTCCCATAGGACTGCGCCCAGAGCATCGAATGTGTTGATCTTGCCCGGTGTGCCACTTTCGAAAGAGTCGAAGCTTCTCCACGATTCTATTAGCGATCAAAGATTCATCGCCCACGAAGTTCTGCTCCATGAAAAAACCAAGCGCTGCTGAGACGTCACCGATCTCTTCGATGAGCCTCGGTCTGAGGTCACCGTCCCAATGCTCGGTGCTCCCCGCGACGGCGATGAGCTTACCGAGCACCTGTTGAAGCTCGCCCATCTCTTCGAGAAGCTTCGAGGTGCCCGGCCAGACTTTGCTGCCGATCGAGAAGTCGCCGGAGCCGGTCACACTCCACTCCGAACTAGTTCAAGTATCTTGAAAAGCGGACGTGAACTGAACCATTCACAAGATCGTCCGACGTGTCGTGCCACATCTACACCACCGGACATGTTAATCGTCAGCGCATTCCCACAACCTGGGCACGGTCCCGAGAAATTGCCAGAGCCGGTACTGTTTGCTGCTAGCTTCTCGGTGACGCATTCTTCGAATTCGCGAACCGCTTTGTCGAGCACTTCTCTCGCACACGCACCAGAGCACACGTCGATGTGTTCACTGCTTTGCACAGCTTTCGAGTCTGAATATCCTGGGAACATTTCCAAACTGAAAGAAAACGAAACCCACGGGCCTCGTTCATGACCTTCACCTAACGAAGTCCCGCACGCGGTACACGAACGGATCAATTTTGTTGTCATCCTCGTCGCCTCCGTGCCTTGGCTGCCGCCGCCAACCCCCCGAGCGTTTGCCCGAGACTTTTCAAATTGCCGACGAACTCGGGATTCGTGACCACGTCGGCGACGTTCTTCACCGCGCGCACGGTTTCGTTCTCGAGAATGCCGTCGAGCGGTGGCGTGTCGAGCAACTTATACTTCCGGATGATGCGAAGCGCGCGCCACGCGGCCGCGTCCCCCTCTTCGCTGTCGGGGTTGTCAAACGCGAGCTCGATGAGCTTTTTCGCCTTCTGGCGCTTCTCTTCTTTCAAGTTCGCCATCTAGTCGTCCTCGTCGTCATCATCGTCCGCGTCACTCGCGCGGCGACGCTTGGCGCCCCGGCGCCCCTTCTCGGTGTACCGCGCGTCCATAGCGTCGAGCATCGCGTCGGCGAACGTCGACGCGACCTCGACCATGCCGTCGATCACTTCATCCATGTCGTCGGCGTCGGCGACGTCGGGGCTGTACGACTGCATCGCCGCCACCGCGAACGCGGCCCACAGCTCTTTTTCTTTTGCGTCTCTAGTAGCCATTTTTACTTCGATCCTTTCACGTGCAACGTTCGAAAATCATGATCGCTGTCAACACGAAGATCACGACCGCCAACAAATGCATGACGTACTCAGGCATGAGCAACGAAACGCGCGGCGACCCCGGTTGAGCCTCGACAATCCTCTGGTAGTCGTACACCCACTCGCGCCCGGTGAGCACGGTCTGTTTATTCGCTTCCGCTTCTCCGAAATCCATTGCCTCTGAGGCATCAAACGGTCCGGCCTCAAGCGTGAGGCGCTGTGGTGGACTTGTGAGAGTCCGAAGCGCGTAGCGATAGCGCGACTTCATCGACGTTCGACCTTCCGGCAAGAACCTCACGCGAGCCCCACCTTCTGCTTTCCAAAAATCCGGTCGTAGCCCTTCTTGTACGCGGGCGTCGCGACCTGCGGCGGCCCGCTGAGCGCCGGCTCAGGCGCGTAGATCGTCTCGACGTCGTGCCACTCGTCGTCTTCGTCGAGGGAGACCTTCACGATCTCCGCGCCGGTGAGAAGCGATTGTCCGTCCTTCATCGGCGTGAGCGTGCCGACACTCGTGCGGCCGTTCTTGCGGCGCTCGACGAGGCGCGTGTTGGGGCCGACCTCTTGGCCGATTCGGATCTGGTCCTTCTTGCTCACGAGCCCTCCTCGTCACGTTTCGCCAACTCTTGTTCAGCCTTCTCAGCGCGGGCTACGGCTTCATCACGCTCTCTACGAAGCACACGTAGTTCTTGGCTAGGATCAGGAGGCAAGACAATTAATCCAGCGACACGATCAGCAGGCTCCGCAAGGTACGCTTCAAGCGCTTCAACGATCGCAATAGCGTGCTTCGCGTTCGTAGCAGCAGCGAGTGTGTCGATCAACATTTCGCGTGTTGACGGCACACGTTTCCACGCCCCCACGTGGTGCAAATCTACTCTTCCGAGTTCATCATCGTCGACATTGAGAAACGACGAGCGAGGATCCTTCTTCTTGCTCACGTCCCCTCCTTCGGCGGCATGTGTTCGAGCGCCCATCGCACGTAAGGGTTTTTTACCCCATCCTTCTTCTTGTCCGGTGGAAGTCGCGCCTTGTACTCCTCGATGCACTTGCGGGCGTAACGCATCTGATTCGCGTCGGCAACGAGCTCGTCGTAGATCTTCTTGTCGACAAGCACTAGATGACCGCGCAGAGCCGCATCAATTTCTCGCGCGAGTTCGAGCCATGTGAAATCGTCCTTCCAGACGTGTCCGAGACCGCTACGCGAGAGGTGGTTTCCCACGACCTTGCGAAGGGCAGAGGCGAGAACGGCACCGACTGACGCGCGGGGGGTCATTGGGAAGCCTCTAGTCCCTTCTCGATGAGCGAACGCAAAGCCACAGAGAAAGACATCTCGACGCCGAGCTTGTTGAACACCTGCACCTGGTACATGAGAATACGGGTTTTGAGATCTTCGCTCAGACGAAGCTGCACGGGTGCTCCGAGCGAGTGGTGCTTGACCTTAAACCCCTGCTTCCAGTGTTTTTTGGTCTTCGACGGTGATGGCATGAGCTACGAAACGATACAACGGTCTACGTAAATGGCAACCTGTTTTTATCGATCTCGAGCTGATCGCTTTGCACGAGCTCCGGCCCGCTCGGATTGTACGCCGCAGCCATCTCATCGACGTGGGCGAGCGTGGCCGGCATGCCGTCGCACCACTCGAGATCTTCGCTCGGAAGCGACAGCCCGAGATGCGTGAAGTCGACGATGAGCTTCGCCGCGCCGGCCTCGATGAGCATGCCTCTCGAGATGCGCGGGCCGCAGAGGACCATGACGTCGCATCGACGAACCTGCTCGCAATCAGACTTGAGCCCAAGCTCGCGGTTCTCCGGTGTCTCCTCAAGCTCGCCGGTGCAGACGATCCACGAACACTCGACCGAGAAGCCTTGCCGCCAGAGCCACGCGGCCCACTTCGCGGCGTTGCGACGGTTCTGCTCGATACCCTCACGGGTCAGAGCGGAAAGTTGGTGGGCAAGATAGGCGGCGATCATATGAGGGCTCCTTCCAATCGTCGAAGCTTCTCTCGAAGCTCGGCCCCACGATCGACTTTCGCGCCCTCCGCGCAGCAACAGAGGTTACGGGTCCGACTGCCGAAGAAGCCGCCACCGCAAGCTTTGCAAAGAGTTTTCGGATCATCCGGCTCGTCCTGGCATCGCCACTCGAACCCGAGCTCTTTGGCGAGTGCGTCTAGGCCGTCGCGGGTCATGTTGTGCTCCGTGAGAGCGTCATCGAGAGAAGTCTCGAAGTAGCCGCTCGGCGGATCTTGATCCCAGGCCAGCTCGCAGAGGATCTTCGCAAACAGCCGCAACTTGTTCTCGGTGTCGCTCATCGCTGCGCCTTGATCCCGTCCAGCTCGTTCGCCATCTCTCGAAGCGCCGCGGCAACTGCTTTGTCGTGACCGTCAGGTACCTCGAGCGTCAACGTCATCGGCGTGTTCGACTCCACTTTCATTTGTTTCGTCGTTCCGGTCCGGAACAGACTGTCGAACATCTTCGCCGTCTCGTGCACGTCGGTGTGAATCACGACTCCGACGGGTAGCTTGCGACTGACGCGAGAGAACTTCATCGGAACGCCTTGATCCCCAAAGTCTTGAGGCCCTTCCGGATAAGCGCTCGCGTCGCGTCAGAAAACGTAGCCTCGATTCCAGTCTGGTCGGTGAGCATCTTTCGGTACTCATGAATCTGCGCTTCAAGGTCTTCGCCCATCCGAATCTGTTTTTGACGCGGCGGCTTCTTCAGTTTTCTCATGCAGCACGCAAGGTACAGCGAGTGACAGGGGGTTGGCAAGAAGTTTTTCTCGCTTCGCGCACTGCACCCGTTTCCCCTCGAGCGCGCCCTGGATCGTCTCAACGGACACGCCTAGCGCTCGGGCTGCCGTCGCTTGGAACCGGAACTCACGTAGGCGCGCCTTAAGCCGAACGAGCTCGCCGTCGGTTAGGGGGCGGGTGGAGAGATCAATCGTCATTGCTGTTCGAGCATCGTCAGGACACCGTTGGGCGGACGTTCTCCCAAGTGCGTCAAGTCGACGATCTTCTTCGCGACGGTGGCTTCCTCACGCATGCCGCTCGAGATGCGCCCGCCGACGTACCAGAGCTCATCACAGAGCGCGACCTGCGCCTTGTCGGCTTCGAGCCCGAGCCTGCGGTTCTCGGACGTCTCAGGGAGCACGCCCGTGAGCACGATCCATGAGCAGACCGGCGAAACGCCGCACACCGTGAGTGCCCACGCGGCCCACAGCGCGGCCCTGCGGCGGTTTTCGTCGATGCCCTCTTGGGTGGGGGCGCTGAGTGGGTGTGCCAAGTAGATTACTTTCAAGGCTCTTCCTTTTCTTGAGCGGTTTTCTCAGGTACCGAATGCATCTTCCCACAACGACACACCCAGTAGAGAATCTCACCCGAATCGTCGACGATAGGCGTCTCCGGCGTGTGGTCGCACCCGAAGATGTCCTCGAGCATCATGTCGCTTCGACGTGTCATCGTTTTCGTCTCTCTTTCCCGTGCTTCGGACAAAACGCTCTTTGAAACAACTCCTCGAACAACCAATCGCTGCCCCTGACAACGCAGATATCGTAGTACTCGATCTCGATTCCGTTTTCGGCGACCCGAATTCGCGCTGATCCTTTGGTCGTTCTAGAGCACTCATCGCACTCGAGAACTATCAACACGAGAGGAGACATCGCCTACGCCCTCCCGACGAGCACAGCCCTGAGCCCGCCGTTCGATTCCTGAACCATGTATCCGAACTTCCTCAAAGCGTTCATCTCCGAGACACGTAACGGCTCGTCGTCGAGCGTCGCGACGTAGCCGATCGCCGCGTCGGCCGCTTCGTGCCAAGACTCACTTGGGTTCATGTCGTCGCACTGGCCGCGGCGGTAGGCGGCATAGACGGCGCTCTGAATCCGCCTAGGGACACGGAACCAACACGAACGACACATCAACATCTCTGGGCGAACGCGAGCGGCGCAACCACGGGCGTGACACCGATGCGCGTACGAGAGTTGGTGATTGCCTTCGTGCCCGGCTTCGAGAGCGCAGCGCTCGCCGTTCGGGTGGACTTGCGGACAGGGCTTCTTCTGCGGGCTCGGGCTCTTCGACATCATTCCCACTTGGGCTTCTTCATGGTTTCCTTTCAGTTAGGGATGAGATCGTTCACGTTGTTCCCGTCCGCCGCAAACTCTTCCTCGGAAGCACCGAGGCGGCGATCGAGTTGTTCTTCCGTTTCCGGATTCACGTGCAGCCGCTTGCAGACCCGAAAGTAGAGGATCCGCCATCGCGTGTTCGTGTTTAGGTCCGGGTGCTTGTATCCGAGCACCTCTGCCGCGTGCGCGAGGTGCATGATGTAGTGGAGCGGGTAAACGTCGAGCTCGCTCGTGAGCTCCTCGATCATGTCGGTGAAGACGCCCTCGTCGAAAACTTGGATGAACGACCGCGACTTTCGAGGATCGCCGACGTGAGAATTGAGAACGTCGGCGCGAAGCTGTCGCGCGACACGCTTGGAGATGTGGTTCTTCTCGAGCCCGTCGCAACCACGGATCGCTGTCATCAAGACGCCCTGGTGACGAAGCCCGAGCTTGCAGGCCCAATCTTGAACGATGCTCTTCATGTTTACTCCCGGTTAAATTCGCAGTTGCAGTAGCACCAGTTAGAGCAGTCTTCGTGCTTGCCAGCAGAGCACGCGCCGCAGAGTCCTGGCGTCGAGGTGTCCACGCCAGGTGATCGGCGCATCGCGTACACGAAGAGCTCCCAGTACACCCAGCCACGGCCGAGAAGCACTTGCTTGGCGTAGTACACGCGAAGCTTCCAGAGATCGCGCCTCGAGAGCGTCGTCATGGCTTTGCTAGTCGGGTGGTGCCGGTAGCGCTGACCACGTGCTCGCAGCGAACGCATATCCGGTAAATGTTAAGCGGCCCGAGCGTCGTCACTGTTTGCAGGCGCAGACGCGCTGGGCTTTTCCCACAAATGGTGAACGTGTCGTCGCGCACGAGATGCCAGGGACCATTCATCTTTCGTCCGTATTGCCGCACGACCACCTGCTGCTTCTTCACGTCGACACCCCCACGATGAAGACCGGACAACGGTGCGAAGGCGCGATGGCGCCGCAATGTGGGCAGCACACGTGCCCTCTCTTGATCCTCTCCGTGACCATCTTCTGCCAGGACTCCTGAGTGTTGATGCCGGGGCCGAGCGATCCGGCGCGTGCTTTCGACTTCCGGGTGCGGGCCGGGAGCTCCCCGAAGTCAGCCTTGTACCGGCTGAGGGCCGCGGTACTCGCGAACGTCTCGAGGATGCCGATCTGGAGTTCTTCGGAGTCGTAGCTCACGTGCCTACCGCCACGCCGTCTTTCTGAAAGAAACGTACACCGGGCACCTGGATCTGGCCTTTGGTCGCCACGCAAACCTTCCGAAGTGCCGCCGTGTCGATGAGTAGATACTCCCGAGGCACAAGGTTCGGATCCGTGATCTCGACCTCCCACGTCTTCCGAAATGTGATCGCCGTCGGCGTCGGAGGGGTCGCGAGCGCCGTGAGCTGCGCCATGGCCGTCGGTGTCGGAGCCTGACCGGCCGCGACAATCGCCGCGTGCTTCTCTTGACGAAGCGTTTCTTGATACCCGGCGACACGTTCTTTCAAGACGCTCTCGATCATCTGATACGTCTCGAGCGGAGCTCGGAACCACTCCCGCGCCGCGCGCTCTGCTTCTCGAAGCGGCCCGAGCACCGTCTCGCGCTGCGCGATCAAGTTCTTCACACGCGCCTTGACCTCGATGAGCGCTTCGCAAATTCCCGGGTACGTGAGAGACGTGCACGGAAGATCCTGAAGCGATGCCGAAAGCTCCGCGAGCGCTTCTTTGCTTTCAAGATCGTTTGGGCGCCGAAGCCAAACGCTGTCTGCCACTGCGACAGGCTCAATAGCGGTCATAATGTTTCCACGATTTCTGTGAGCGGAACCTTGCCACCGGTGAGATCGCTGATCGCCTTGCCTTTGGCGTAGCTCGTGAGCCTGTGGCCCTTGAGGGTGTTCAAGATCGTCGACATTCCGATCTTGCCGCCCGCTCGATCTGCCAAAATCTGGGCGTAGGCGGTCTTTGTCATGCCTTTCGGGAGCGTGCTTTCGAACCACGCTTTGAGCGTCATCGTTTTCTTGGCCACCTTCATCTCCACCTTTTCTGGAACCAGGTTCCGAGACCGATTGCGTCGTACATGTTGTGCGCGTGAGATTTTGGAAGCTCGGGGATCGTGGCGAGCTCCGTCGGCGTCAGAGTTTCCTTAGCGCGTTCCCAGCACACGTCCTTAGGAAGCTGCCCCTTCCACTCGCGAGGCTTGACAAGCTTAATCCGGAAGCCACACGACGTCGCGCGCTCAACATATCGGCCCACCGTAACAGCTAGGGCAATCAGATCATTCTGATCGCTCTTCTGGTGTTGTGTTGGATAAACTTGAGGAACTTCAATGATGCAATCGTCATCCGCACCAATCATCGCGTCTTTTATGGAGAGAAGAGCTTCTTCAACTGTGCAAGCTGTCGCGAAAATTAGTGCGCCTCCTAAAAACACTGCCACGCCTGTCTTCTCCGCAGACTTGTGTGCGTTCTGTTCGCGCGTGCCCGGATCGATCGCTATGAGGGCCACGGCACGAGCCTCCCGTCCTTGAAGACTTCTTTCGCGTCCTTGCTCCAGTACCTACACAAGAGAGGCTCGACCTTCGGCGTCACGTCAGGGATCGCTCGCTTCGCCGCCGCGACCATGATGCTCGCCACGGCCATCGCGCGATCGTGCGCGTAGTAGTCGTCGAGTACTTCGACGAGGTATTGGTCATGGATGAAGTTCACGGGCCGCGAGCCGAAGAGAATATGGTCTCGCTCGTAGTAGCAGGCCCGCGCGAGATCGTAACCGGCCCACGTCGCGGCCGTCGCACCGAGACTCTGAAACGGGTCGTTGCACGCGACCGTGTACCGCATACCGGAGCGCCACGATCCAACGACGAAGCGCTGCATCGAAATTCCGCTGTCCTGTTCTTTCTTCGCAATCCAATCGAAGTACGCTCGGGCTTCTGGCCATTGTGCTAGCCAGAAACTCTTCAGCTCCGCGGCTTTCTCAACGGTGATGCTCACCTTGTACGAAGACGCGGCGTATTCGACGAAACTGTCTTTGCCGAGGCCGCCAGGGAAACCGAAGTTTCCGACCTTCGCCACGAGACGTCGTTGCTCGACTTCCTTGTCACCGCCCTTACGTCGCGCCTTCGCTTCATCGTAGGTGATGCCAAGGATCTGAGCCGCGAAGGCCAAGTGCGGATCGTCACCGGCGTTCAGAACTTCCGCGAGCCTCGAGTACCCCAAGGCCCAGAGACACGTCTGCGCCCACGTGCATAGCTCAAGCATCGCGTAGTCCGCGTCGACGAAGACGTACCCAGGACGAGGCCGAAAGCACTCGCGCATCCCGACCAGGCGCTTGATGTTCTGAATATTGGGCGCGCTCGACGACGTGCGACCGGTTTCTAGAAGCGGTTCGAAACGAGTCTGAATCGGCGTGTCGACGCCTTTGAGAAGGATCGGGATGTCAGTCGAAACGACTTTCGCAAGGCTCGAGAAGTTTGCGTAAGCGGTGAGAACAGGATCACCTGTCTTCTTGCACGTCGCGTCGTCGAGGGCGACGTCACCGCCGTCGGTTTTTACGATCTCCAAACCCTTGGCCGCGCACACGCTGACCATAAGAGCCTTCGCAGCTTTCGTGTCTCGCGTGCCGCTTGGACGTACTAAGCCCCAATTTACTAGAACGGCTTTGAGTTCTTCGACGCTCTTCTCTGTGGCCCGAACGAACGCGGCGACGGCTTCCGGATCCGTTTTGATCCCGTAGCAGGACATGAGGTGGAGCATCCACGCCGTGCGGCACCGTGCCGGCTCGTCGAGGAGCAGCGCCGCGTCGGCCTCCTGTGCCTGATAGACGGCGACCGTCGCGACCGCGTCGTCCTTGGCATACCCTTGCGCCTCCGCTGGCCATTCAGGCAAAGGCACCTCGTAGAGCTCCGAGTACCTGAGACGCCAGGTGTCCGCACCCTTGTCGAGCTCATGACCCAAGTGCCGCTTCGTGAGATCGGCCAGGCTGTACCCGATCTTGTACGCCTTGCCGTCTTCACCGCGCCTGAATCCGCCGTAGCAACCTTTCGCGATATCGATCATCTTCTGACGCATGATCACGTCGCGCACGAGCCCTTGGTCGTAGAGCGTCCAGATCCGATCAGCGAGCGACGGATCGTGCGCAAGCATGACGCCCATGTCGTAGGCGGTGTTCGCACCAATCACCGGAGTGTTCTTGGCCAAGGCGCAGTCGGCCATCGCGCGGAACGTCGGAGAGCCGTCGATCGCGTGGTAAAGCTCGGCAACGTAGTCGGGCCCGGCGAAAGAAATGCACACGAGATCCGGGGCAAGGTTGCCGTCGGTGATGAGGAAGGTTTCAGTGTCGAAGGACTGCATCGAAAACTCGCCCCGCTCCGGCCGGGCACCGGAGCGGGGCTCTCTTTCACTTCACCGAGGAGTCATCCACGGAGGCAACGCGCCAGCCGGGGGCATGGCGGGTTGTCCGTAGGGGGCTTGCATCTGCTGAGGTGCCGGAGCAAACGCCTGTTGCTGAGGCGCCTGCATCGGTGCCGGAGCGAACCCCGGCGGTTGCTGAGGCGCCTGTTGCGCCAGCGCGGGCTGCGCAAACGCCGGTGGGGCGTACGCAGCCGGATACCCCTGAGGCTGAGCGACGGGTTGCGCCGCTGACCTCTGAGGCATCTGCGCCTGTGCCGGCGTCGGAACAGGCTGCCAACCTGGCGGAGGTGTCCACGGCGTCCACACGTGAAGCGTGAACTCCCTCTGCTGTTTGGTCAGCGTGATCCGACACTCGACGGAAATCGTCTCGCGTCCGCCGAGCACGGCCGTGCCCTGCGTCTCGAGCGCCGTCATGAGCCCCGCAAGCTGGGGCCTCAGTTGCTGATCGATTTGCGTAACGTGTTCTTTGTTCGTGATATCGAATCCGAGAAGCGCCGCCATCATCTCGAGGATGTTGGAAAACGCTTGCTGCTGTTGAGCCATCTTGACGAAGTACGTCCCCTTGCTCCCGATCTGGTGCGCGGGGTTGTCGCTCTCCAAGACTTCGAATTCGGCGATGAACGCCACTCCAACTTTTTGCGTCTGCTTGCTCAGGCACCGAAGCAAGCGGAGCTTGTACCTTCCTGGGTTGAAGTAGTTTCCACGTTCGAAAATCGGCGCAGCTCCAATTTGGGACCAATCGATGGGGGGCATGTTTTGATATTCCTTTTCGTAGACGGGAAAAATTCCCGCGAGCTAGGCACGAAACGTCAGATGCCTCCTGAGAGGTGTCGCCCCGTTCGTGCCTAGCTCACGATCAGTTTTCCTTCATCTGTTCCAAACCGCTCCTTTCAAGTGCATCGTGTTCGGCACGACGATGTCCGCGAGCAAAAGTTTCTGATGATCTCCGGTGATGTCCTCTTGGTAGCGCGCGTCGCTCTGCATGATGTGCATCGCCTCAACGTGCTCGGCGCACGAGACTACGATGTCGCAGATCACTTCATCGGCTTCTTGCCCGTCACGATGCGTACGCGCGAGGAGCTGCTGCATTCGGTCGCCCTGCTGCGGTACCGAACTCACGAGATTTCTCGAAAACCGTTGAAGGTTCCGACCCTCTCGATTCGCCTCGATCGAAAGAATCGCCGTCGTACCGTCGTAGGTCTCGATCGAATTTCCGTGCGCATCGAGACCTTCACCAGCGAAGTACGGAATGCCCGTCATGGACGAGAGCCGGTTCGCAAAATCAATGTGCTCGCACCAGATGAGTCCGCCGTGCTTGGACCACTCTTGGCAGTACTCCAGAACCGAGTCGTCGAACGGCACCGCAACGGTCTTCGGTTTGAACGTGTCACGAATCGCGACCCACGCCTTGTACTCTTGGTCACCGTACCATTCAGGATGATCCTTGCACGCGAGCGCAACCTGCATCTCGGAATCGAGCCGGCGTTGATTACTTCCAAGAACTTTCCGACAAAACGCCGACCAGGCTTTCCGCGCCTCGAGCCATTCGTCGGGCGGTCGAACTTCCCATCGATAATAAAACCCTAAAGCGAGCTCGCGTGCGTGTCGCCAAATCGCAAACCCGTCAGAGAGCGGCCAACCATCGGGCGTTTCCCATTTCGAACGAAGTCGGTCAAACGCTTCCTCGGTCACTTCCAACGTCTCGACGATGTGCCCTTGCACCCGAAGACTCACGTCACAACCCGGACCGGAAGCCGTCACGACACCGGGCGTGCCATTGATCCGACGTCGCACTGCTTTGCGCGCCCGCTCTGTCGCGCCACCAGTGTCTTCCTCGGTCGCAAGCTTCAAAATCGCCCCCGGGTAGAGCGGCGGCACAACTGAATTCGGTCGCTCGTCGAGCGCAAGCGCCCACGCCTCGAGCTCGGTCCAGTGCCGCGGAAGTGGTGTTCGGAGCTTCAAAGACCAGAGCAAAAGGTGCGAGAAGTCATGAAGCGAACGCTTCGAGATCGTGCCGGTCAATATGACCATGCGCGTCTCGGGGTGGTCGTGCATATACCTGGCGACACGCTTCGTGACGGCAGCGCGCTTGTTCTTGAGCTTGTGCGCCTCGTCGCAGATGATGAGGTCAGGGTTTGCCTTCTCGAGCGTCTCCGCACCAGAGACACGGCCAAGCGCTTGGTAGCTCACGATGTGAAGGAACGGCGGGAGCTTCCAGTGCTGAGCAAGCTTGCTGGCTTCGGTGCGTGTCTTTTCGATCAAGGCAGCGGGGACGATGAGCATCGGCCGCTGCGCCTCGAGCACGAGCGGCGCGAGGAGGGAGATGAGCGTCTTGCCGCCGGAGACTCGGATGGGCCCGAAGAGGCCACCGTAGTCGTGCATCTCGTAGAGAGCTTGGGACTGCACCGGGCGGAGCCGCATCGTCCCGCCCGGCGTGCGGAGATGATTCGTGAGCAGATCGATCTGTTCGGCTTCCTCGTCGGGCGTGAGGGGCACACGCCGTGGGATCATGATGATCCTATCGAGCTCGGGCGTGTGTCTTACGCCTTCAGCTTCTCGAATCTTACCGAGAGCCGTACCTCGCCGCGCGCCGTTGGTTGCTTCGGCAACGGCAGCGAAGATGTTGGAGAGGTCGATGGGATCAGGCATCCGCGTTCCGTCCGTACTTGTGCTTCACGCAATATGCTTTGCCGCCTCTGTAACGCGCGGCTGTCGAATTCCGGCTGTTCGTCACCGCCCCACAGATCGCGCAAGGAAGTAACGGGGGTTTGTGGCCTCCTCCTTTGTGTTTCTCACAATACGACTTGCGCCCTTCGTAGCCTGCTTGCAACGAACTGCTTTTGGTCGCTGGCTCTCCGCAGATCGCGCAAGGAAGTAACGGCTTAGGCGCTACGGGCCCTTTCCTGTGCTCTTTACAATACGCTTTCGCACCGCCCCCTCTGTATCGTGCGCTGTTAGAGCTGCCTTTACTAGCTGGTTTCCCACAAATAGCACAAGTAAGTAACGGATGTGAGCCTGCCTTGTGGTCGCTACAATACGGTCTGTGCCCTTGAAGTCGCGCAGTTTCCGAACTCATCTTAGTAGCCGGCTTCCCGCAGATCGCACACGGAAGTAACGGGAAGTTTTGGGAAGTTTTGCGGCCGCCGTAACGGTGCTCTTTACAATACGCCTTTCCACCACGAGACCGAGCGCTCAACGAAGCGATGCGCGATGTCGGTTTCCCACAGATCCCACACGGGAGCGGCGGGAGTTTTGCGGAGGGGCCGCCTTTGTGTTTCTCGCAATATGGCTTTTGCCCGCGCAGCCGCGCATTCTGTGAACTACTCTTAATCGCAGGCGCGCCACAGATCGTGCACGGGAGCAGTGGAAGTTTTGCGGAAGGCCCTCCTTTGTGCTGCACGCAGTACGGCTTGTCGCCTCTGTTGAGAGACATCTTTGTGCTGTTAAGAGTTGCGGGCGCACCACAGACCGCACACGGAAGCCGCGTAATTTTCGTAAGAAGACCGCCTTTGTGTTTCTCGCAGTAAGGCTTCCGTGCGCCGCCCTTAGCTCGCGCATTCTGTGAACTCATTTTAGTTGCCGGCTCACCACAAATCGCACACGGGAGCGGCGGAAGACCGTAATTCAAACCTCTAGCGTGCGCCGCACAGTACGGTTTATTTTTTCCAATCGCCGCATTTGCCGCGCTCGCACGAGTTGCTGGCGCACCACACACCGAACACGGTGTCTGCACCAACGTATCCGCACGCACAAGTTGCCCTTCGACCTCAACAGGAGGTAGCCACGTCACCTCGCCGTCGGTACTACGCTCGCCTTTATACAATCTTCTGCGCGCTTTTGCCTCTAAGCTCCATCCGAAATCGGACCAAGGCGGGCTGAAAACATTCCATGCCCCCCACAAGTCGAGCACCACAGGCGGATCCCCAGGACGCATGCATCGCGCAACTTGTTGAAGGTACCGCGCGATCGACAACGTCGGGCGCGCGAGCATCACGCAACGAAGTCCAGGGTAATCCCAACCTTCGCCTAACACGTTGCATGTCCAGAGCACACGAAGCGCTCTTTTACGGAGACGCGCCAACGTCCCTTGTCGTTTAAGATCCGTGTCCGAACCGAAGAGGGTATCAGCCGGAATGCCGGACGCAGTGAAGTGTGCTGCGTACTGCTCGGCCTTTTCGCGAGTGGCGGCGAAGCCAAGTGCCGGCAACCCGGCGGCGTGCTTCGAATACTCCGCGACCATGCTCTCGAGCACTCTCGCATGCGGTATCATCTCCGCAGCAACAAGATCACCGAAGTCTTGTCCGGAACGGCGCGGTAGTTCGACATTCCACATCGGCGTCCAATACGAAGGACGTGCGATCCAACCTTGTTCGATCAAACTTTCAACCGGCTCGCTTTCGATCATCTCTTCGAACACGGCGCCAAGCGGTTGCCCGTCCAAACGCACCGGCGTTCCTGTGAGCCCGAGCACACGAGCTTCCGGGTAAGCATCGAGCACGCCGCGCCACTTTTGCGCGGTTGCGTGATGGGCCTCGTCGATGACGATGCGTGTGATCCCTTTCGGAAAATCTCGTCGCACGAGAGTGTCGAGGCTCGCGAGCTGAATCAACGCCTTCGAATTCGTTCGGACGTGATCTCGCCAGATCCACCCGATCTGTTCTTCCGGAATGCCGGCGCTCAACAACTTGTCGTGCGTCTGTCGAAGAATCTCTCGCGTGTGCGTCAAGATGAGAATGTGTTCGCCACGAGCAACCCACGTGCGAATCAACGCCGCCGCGAGCACTGTCTTACCGGAACCCATGAACGCAACGTACAAGACACGACGCACCGCCTCACAACGCGCAAGCACGTCACGGTAATCGCGCTTCTGATAAGACCGTAACTGGTCGATGGCCGACACGACGACGGGCGGAGAGACGTGCGACGGTTCTGCTTCTTTAAAGTCGGGCATTTTCAATTTAAATCGCGTGGTGGGTATTCCAAACGAGCGACAAAACACTCGAGCGCAAATTTGAAATCGCCTCTTGTGATTGCTTGCACGAAAAACTGAAAATCTACGAGAGTTGTATCGCGTTCGAAACGAATCTCCGCTTGCGATGGCGGTGCGGGACCGACTATCACCGAAACGCCCTCACGATCTTCGCCGCCTTTGAGAACCAAACCGACGCCGTGTCTTCCTCGATCTGCGCGCCGCCGAGCACGACGTCGCCCGCGGGCGCGTTCGGGGTCCCTTCACAGAGCGCGAGGAGCGCCTCGAGCGCCGCGCAGAGCTCGCTCGGACCTTTGCCGTACTCCATTTCCCGGTAGTGGGTGACACCACGAGCCGCTCTCAGTTGATCGTGCGCGGCGTTCACGTACTCGAGAGCGTTCGTCACGTGACTGCCGATCGGCGCGCAGCCGACGTAGAGGGTAAAGCCGCCCTCATTCTGTGCGGCCTCGGCCGTCGACCCTTTCGGGCGTCCGCGCTTCTTGGGAGCGGCCGGCGTCGCCGGGGGCTCGGGCGTCGCCGCCGGTGCGGGCGGGGGCTGGGGCGCGGCAACAGGTTGGAAAGGTACCTGAGGAGCCATCCCTGGCCCTGACACGGGCTGAAGCGCTAAGGGCGCTGCCTGGCCCTCGACAGGAGGATAGAACTGTTGCTGCGCCTGCGGCGCCACAGGCGCGCCCTGAGGCGTCGGAAGGGCGAACTGCATCTGAGGTGGCATCGCCGGCACTTGGGGCATCTGCGGCGCCGCCGCGGGCCCTGCGGGCGCCTGGTACGCCTCCGGAGGGTGGATTGGGCTCGGCGCTCGGCCCGCCTTCATCGCCTTGAGCTTGTCGGTGAGGGACATTCCTGCCTGGGTCATGGTTGCTTGAACTCTCTGTGTTGGGGTCGGGTTACAAATACTCAAAAATGCGCAGCCTCCGAACGCATCGCACGCTCGGAAGTCGGGAGGGAACTCGAGCGCGGACGTGCCGGGCGGCGCATCGTGCATTTGCGTGATGTGCCCCGCAACCGGATCCACGTGCTCGAAAAACATCTCGGCAACCACATCTTTGGTCACGATCTGAGAACGAAGCTCTGCTTTCCGCGAACCCGTCGTTTTGTAATAGATCCAATCGAGGGCAAGGCGATCGTCGTTCGGGTTTCGGAAAAACTCGTCGACTGCGTAAACAAGCGCCTGCGGGTGGCAAAGAATCTCGTCCAATGTCTTGGCCCAAGTGAACGCCTTGGTTGTCTTGTGATCCCCCACGTGGAGCAAACCATTAGCGTCGCGGTATCGAAAATCCTTAAAACCCGTATACCAAGCACGCTGGCTCGTGAACGAAAATTTCTCCTCGGTGACGAGCGTCGGCGTCCGAGGCGGTGGAAGAAAATGCAAACCAGAAGCAGCGATCTCACCTTCGTTCGTTAGCAGGTCGGGAGCCGCACCTTCCTTGAGCCACTTCTCGAGAATCGCGTGAACTCGAGTGCCCAAAGCCGCGGACTCGTTCGGAGGCAAGCGCCGGCCTTCGATGTAACCAAACGCCCATTTCCTCGGACACAAATCCCAAACTTCAATCTCCGACGCCGAAACGAAGAGCGCACCCATTCCTCTGCGTTATCCGTTACCCCGACCAGGTCGTCAAGTTTTTTCTCTAGAGCCTGAGAATATCTGGACTCGGTTTCTTTTCTCGTGTACCTCCATGAATCCCTCGTCCGTCGTGAACCTGTCGCTGGTACCTCGCGCGGTAAATGACGGCCGGGGGGAACTTGCCCCCGTAGGAGGACTGCCCTCGCGTGTCGTCATCACCCTTCACGGTTTTCGATCTAGCGATCGAATACATAAATCTGGGATGGCAGCCGGTGCCCATCCCATACCGTGAGAAAGGGCCGACACTCCCGGACTGGACAAACCTGCGGATCACTCACGAGACCGCGCCGCAGTACTTCAACGGCATCCCGCAAAACATAGGCATCATTCTCGGCGAAGCGTCCAAGGGTCTAGTCGACATCGACATCGATTGCCCCGAAGCGCTCGCACTTGCACCGTACTTCTTACCTGCGACGTCGGGCAGGTTCGGCCGTGCATCGAAGCGCGCATCACATTGGCTCTACTTCTCGAACGTTCCGAAACACCAAAAGTTCGAAGATCCCAACGGCGGCACGATCGTCGAGCTGCGCACGGGCGGCGTACAGACGGTGTTTCCAGGAAGCCACCACGTCTCGGGCGAGTTCATCGACTTCGAAGACGGTTGCGACGTAACGAAAATTCCGGTCGTCGACGCCAAGAAGCTTGAAGAAGCCGTCAAAAAACTCGCAGCGGCGTGTCTTCTCGCAAGATATTTTCCAGCAAAAGGTCGTCACGATTTTTGTCTCGCACTTGGCGGTGGCCTTCTTCAAGAAGGTTGGACACCGGAGCATGCCGAGCTCTTCGTCTACCTCGTCGCCTGGGCCGGAGGCTCGGACAACCCAAAAGCGCGCAGCGCGAGCGTCACCGGCACGAAAGAAAAAATGGACGCGGGCGAAAACGTCACGAGATGGGGGAAAGTAAAAGACCTGATTAAAGACCGGCCACTCGGAGGCGGCGTTGGTGGAGAAAAGCTCGTAAAAAAGATAAGGAAATGGCTCGCACCCGTTCAACCTTCTCTTCCTACCGACACAGAAAAAATAGCCATCACCATCGGCTTCGACGAACTCGAAATCGCCGATCAAATGCTCTCGCCAATCGCAAAACTACCGAACGTTTTCAAACGCGGATGGAAGCTCGTACAGATCCTCCGCGACGACGTTAAAACCAAAGAAGACGACATCGTGCGCGAACCCGAATCGCCACGAATCTCTGCAATACCAAAAGAACGAACCCGCGCACTTGCTTCGCATGTCTGCCTGTTCCAACGTTGGAAGACCGGAAGCGACGGCATCCCGAAACTCGTTCAATGCAGCGTCCCGGACGATCCTGTCAACGAACTTCACAAACGCGGAGAATGGCCCGGGGTTCGTTATCTCGAAACCGTTGCAGAGTCCCCGGTGTTTCGTCCAGACGGCACGATACTCGACACACCCGGCTACGATCGGATGACGGGCATTTTCTACGAACCGAACGCGGACTACCCACCCGTTCCTACCGAACCAACCATTGACGACGCACGAAGCTCAATTCTTACACTCCTGGACGTCATCGACGAGTTTCCTTGGCAAACAGACGAACACGTTTCCGCGTGGTTAGCTCTCCTTCTCACGCCGTTCGCTCGTCCTGCAATCGATGGCCCAATTCCGTTCGGACTTCTCGACAAGAACGTGAACGGAGCCGGCGCAGGAATGCTCGCTGACATCATCGGTACAGTCTGCTCAGGCAGAGGACTCCCAAAAATAGCGCTAGCCGACGAAACAGAAATGAGAAAACGAATCCTCGCGCTCGCAATCTCCGGTGACTCTGTCGTACTGCTTGATAACCTAGAAGGCTCTCTCAACTCTGCCGTGCTTGCGTCAACGATCACGAGCGGCACTATTTCTGAACGCAAGCTCGGGGTCTCTGAGATGATCCCGATGCCAATGCGAGCGCTCTGGCTCATCACGGCGAAGAACCTCACCTTGTCGACCGAGCTCATCCGACGCGCCCTTCACGTCCGGCTCGAGTCCTTTATGGAACATCCCGAAGATCGGGGCGGCTTCAAGTACTACCCACTCTTACCTCATGTAAACAAAGTTCGTCCGACGCTCGTCGTCGCCGTGCTCACCATCTTGCGCGCCTACTTCGCCGCCGGATGTCCCGACCAAAAACTTTCATCGTGGGGAAGCTTCGAAAACTGGAGCCGTATCATCCGCGGCGCGCTCGTGTGGTCAGACATGCCCGATCCCTACGTCGGTCGTGCTGAGCTCGTGGAATCTGGAGACTCTGAAGTTAGTGTTCTCGAAAAAGTTCTTGTTGCGTGGGAGAAACTCGGCAAGCCCACACTTGTTTCGGATCTTCTGAACGAAATAGGTGCAACGGCGTTCGCACACCTAGAACTCAAGACAGCCCTCGCCGAACTCTGTGAATGCGCACCCGAAAAACTCACAGCGAGAGAAGTCGGCGCGAAACTTAAAAAACACAAAAAACAAAACGTCGGAGGCCGCATGTTCGACCACCGACCGAAACAAGGCGGAGGCACTCCGTGGTTCGTCGCACGAATAAAAACACCATGAACAAAGGCATTCCTACAAAATACGAAGGCGTTCAATTCAGGAGTCGCATCGAAGCACGATGGGCGGCGATGTTCGACGCCCTAACGTGGGCATGGGACTACGAGCCGATCGATCTGAACGGCTACATCCCAGACTTCATCCTGAAGCTAAAAACTCCGGTGTTAGTTGAGATCAAATCGTCGACAACGTTCGAAGAACTGAAACCACACAAAAACAAAATCCTTCACTCCGGTTGGGAAGGAGAGATCGTGATCGCCGGAGCAACCCTCCACTACAGCGATCAGTTCGACGACGATTCCGAAACTTTTTTCTTCCCTGACGACCACATCTTCGGTTTTGGTTACTCACCAACAACGAACGAATGGAGCTCCGTCCAATTTTTCAACTGCATCGAGTGTAAAAAGGCATCGTTCTTCCACGACAGCACACACGGAAAAGGTTGTCGATGTTCCGTCACCGGGTGCGTTAGCAACGGCAAAGGCGGTCACCTCGGCTTCGTCAAAGACTACTTTGATCGGCGCTGGGCCAACGCCAGCAACCACATGCAGTGGAAAAGCCCGCAGGTGACTCAGTGACTCTAGGTGACTCTCCCCAAGAGGCGCTTCGGGATTTTTCCAAATCAGGGGTCCGTTTTTATTTTTTCGGAACGATAACCAAAACTGAGTCACCTAGAGTCACACAGTCACTTAAATTAAATCATCACCACAATCATTCCAGTCAAGATTTAACGAAATAAATGCCGAAAATGATTCCAGGTATTTTCGTCACGAAAAATGGCGAAAAACCAGAACGGGGTGATTGACCCCCGAACCTCTCCAAAAAAAGTGTACGGTAGGTGAATAGAAGGCGGTGCCGCCCGTCTCAGAAATATGCTCCAGCAAATGACGATTCTCGACGATCAACCAGGTCCTCGCGCCGAGCTCGTCGACCCCGCCGTGACCGTCCGGTTCCTGCTCGCTGGAAGCGCCCACGTGACGTTCCAGAGCCGTCGGACGGGGACGAGGTTCACCTACCGCGTCCAGGTTCGTCAGTGCCACCCTGGCGATGTCAGCTTAGGCCCTTCGCACTTTGTGGCGGTGTTGACGGGTTCGGACAACGACGGCGACGACGGCTTGCGCTACTCGCACGGCAAGAAGAGCCGCATCGCCAAGGACGCGCCGAGCGCCATCGCGTTCGATTGGGTTTGGCGCACACTGACCGGCGGCAAGATGCACCCGGAGCTCGGCGTGTGGCATGAGCGAAAGCGCCCCGAGCCCGTCATCCGCCCGGTCGACGCGATGCTCGCCGAAATCGAGAAGCGTGAAGGCGTCGTAGAACCCACGCTCGTGCTCGTCGTGCTCAAGGCGTATCGCTCGCTCGAGGCGACGAACCGCGCGCAGCGCGAGATCATCGAGAAACACGTCGAAACGATCGCCAGCTTGAAAAGGACGGACGAGCGTATGCGAGTGCAACTCAAAGCCGAGCAGAAAGCACGAAGGAGAGCATCGAGATGAACTACGACGGAATGGAAATCGACATTCGAAAACATCCGCAGGTGCGTGCGGACGTACGCGCTGGGCTCTTGGCGCTCAAAGTGCAGGCGCGGCAGATTTGGGGCAACGGCGAATTGCACAAGCTCCAACTGGCCGGCGTCGTCATACGCCTCATGATCGGTGTCGGCGACTTGGCGCGGCTCGCGCGAAGTAGTGCTCCGACCCTAGACGAGTACCAGCGCGAGCTCAAGAAAGAGCTCGGCAACATCGTCTTCTCGACCATCCGCTGGATCGACGATCTCGGCCTCGACGTGCTCGAGTGTCTCGATCTCGCCATCGAGGCGCAAGAGAAGTTCGCGAACTCGGGGAGGCCGCGATGAAGTTCCGAAAGAAACCTGTGGTCGTCGAAGCGGTGCAACTCCGTTGGGATAACTGGAGCGAGAATTCCGGCGTTAGGTCGTTGGCCGAAGGATAGGGCAAACACATGATCATAGGTATTTCCGGATTGTCGAACAGCGGCAAGGACACGTGCGCGGACTTCCTCGTTCGAAAGCACGGTTTCGTGAAGGTGAGCTTCGCTGATCCGATGAAGCGCATCTGCCGTGACGTCTACGGCTTCTCGTTCGACCAGATGTGGGGTCGAAGCTCGGCGCGGAACGCGCCCGATGAGCGGCTCCCGCGAGAGCATGGGCCGTATCGTGACGGCAGTTGCGCTTGTTGCGGATTGAAAACGAGCGGGTACACACTCCCAGAAGCGATAGCACGCGGGAAGCAGAATCCTTGCTACCTCACGCCGAGGTTTGCACTCCAACAGCTCGGAAGTGAGTGGGGCCGAGTCTGCTACTCGAGCACGTGGGTCGACTACGCGATCGGTGTCGCGAAGAAGCTCGACGTCGAAGGTGGCTACAGTTACACGAACGTGAGCGGGTTGTCGCACGACTGGCGCCCTGGAGATGAGAACTGGAAAGCGAGCGTCGTGATCCCGGATGTTCGTTTCGAGAACGAGGTCGACGCGATCAAAACTGCCGGCGGCAAGCTCATTCGCATCACGCGACCGAACGCCGGGCTCTCTGGAAGCGCCGGACAGCACCGAAGCGAGACCGAGCAAACTTCGATTCCGGATTCTGAGTTCGATGGTGTGATCGTGAACGGTGGCACGCTCACCGGTCTGGAGTTGGCCGTTACGTATGAGATCGAACAGTGGTTGTTCAGATGAGAATCACGATCACGCGACGGAACGAGATGGTCAAAGATCAGCGGCGACTTCGCCGGAGCTCAACGTAGTCTGTACTTTCTCGGCTGGACGCCGAGCGATAGGAGAAGAATATGAAACTTCACGTAGAAAACGCTCCATACGAAGGTGAACGAGAGTGGCGATTGCGCGACAACCTCAGCTACGACGTGCTCGACCGTGGCTATCTCAAGGTGAAGCGCACTTGGGGCTCCGACGAGGAGATCATCGAGACGGCGCGCATGTCGACGGACAAGGGATTCCTAGGTTGGGAGCCGGGCCCGTGCCCGAGTTGCAACGGAACAGGAGAAGGGGAGCTCAAAGATTCAGTGAGTGACGAGCGCCACAGTTGTCACGACTGTGGCGGCAAAGGATCGATCCCCGGCGACGCGAAGCTCCTCGCGTACCTCTACGAGCACAAGCACTCGACCCCGTTCGAGTTCGCCGGGCTCACGATCGAGTGCCAAGCGCCGATCATGGTGTACCGCGAGTGGCACCGGCACCGGACGCAGTCGTACAGCGAGATGAGCGCTCGGTATGTGCAGATGCCGAACCTGCACTACGTGCCGAGCGTTCGGCGCATCGTAGACTCGGCGAAGAAGAGCGGGAACCGGCAAGCGAGTGGCAAGGGCGCGCTCGAAATCCCCGGACTACGAGCGAACGATTATGAGCGCGTTGCCGCTGAGAGTATCCAAGAGATGATTCGCGAGGAACAACAGCGTGTCTACGCGACCTACGAACAGATGCTTTCCTACGGCGTCGCGAAGGAGATAGCGCGCATCGACACGCCCGTTGCTCGCTACTCGCGAATGCGCGCGACCGGAAACCTTCGTAACTGGCTCGCGTTTCTCACGCTTCGCATGGATCCGCACGCGCAGTTCGAGATCCGACAGTATGCCTGGTGCGTCGGTGACGCTATTTCGAAGGCGTTCCCGCGCACGTGGGCGCTTCACTTCAAGAGTATGGGCCCCGAAGTACAAGAGGCGATCTGATGAGAGGGGTTAGAGGTTCGCAGCGATCGTCACACGCTCGACGTCGACGCTAGGAACCCAGTGCCAGAGGCTCTGCGGAAAAACGACTAACTGCCCGGCGCGATCCGGAACGATGACGTCCGGTTCTACGTGGAGCGCGCCGCTGTTGCTCGTGAGGCACCACACCGCTATCAGATTTCGCCCGATGCCGTGTCGGTGCTTCGTGTACTCCGCGCCCGGGGGCAAGATGGTGCCCCAGCAAGTACCGAGAGAGCTTCTGACGCCAGAACGCTCGAGGCGCCGCCACATGGCCTCTCCGAGCCAGTCCGCGCCGAGTCGAAACGCGCGAGTCTGCCAGCCGCCGACGGAGTGGTTCGCGGTCTGCCCTACTGGGTCTCGGGCGCGCTCGAGTTGAAGTCGCGCGACGAGATCGGCGCACCCGATCGCTTCCGTGTCGGGGTGGAGCTCAAACAAAAGAGATCGTTGCCGGCGTCACGGGCACGCCTTTCATGGCGAGCTGGAGCGTTCGCGTGAAGAGCCCCGAGAGAAACGTCGGTACGGGCACCGTCGCGGGTGCCCCGGGCGGGTTCGGGGGCGGTGACGCGGTCTCTAGCGCCACGAACTGAGCGAGTGGCCCGGCGAGCTCGGTGTTGGTCGGCGGTGCTCCCGAAAGCGAAACGTCTCGAGCGCCGGTCCGTTTATTGATGACCTCGTCGCCGAGGTTACCCTTGGTGTGCACGCTGTTGTTGTTCGGGGTGTTCATGAGCCCGGTGTTGTTCGTGTCGATCCCCGAGTACGCCGTCGTGAGCCGGATGATCTTGGGGGTCACCTGATCGACCGTGTAGAGCGTGCCCATCTGATCGGCGAACTCGATGAGGTCACCGCCGCTCACGACGCCCGTTTGATCCTCGGTCGTCGGTACGTCCTTCGATCCGGTCGTGACGAGAAAGTCGCCCTCGAGCGCCGGTGTCGCGGCGCCCTGCTGTGCGAGCGCGAAGTAGCTCGGCGGCAGGTACGCGAGGTGCCGCTCGATGAGAAGCTGTGCTTCGTCGGTGAGCACGAAGAACGTACGGTCGCCTTGGCCTGCGCCGATGCCGGTACCTGGCGTCGCGTTCACGGGGATGGCGGGCAAGTCGCCCGAGAGCTCGCACAGCGTGATCTCACCGAGGCTGTTCGCGAATCCGCCGACGCTCACGATGGCGAGGTTAACGATCACGGCGATGTCCGTTCCGTGCGCCTCGCCGAAGTCGAAGAGCGCCGGGCGACGGCCCGTGAGATCGGCTTGCGCGGTGAACGGTCCCGCGCCGCTCGAGTCCAAGTACGTGAGCTCGACCGTACGCGCGCCAGGTCCGGGGTCGATTGCTGGCGTCGTTGCCACGCCGTTCGTGTCGTCGTCGGCGCTCGAATAGACCGCGGCGTGATCGAGCGAGCACGGCGCGGTAACTTCCTTGAACGCTTCCGAGTTCCCGCTCGTGCCGGCGTACGGCCCTGTGAGCGTGATCTCGGTTGCGTCGACGATCGCGAGCACGGTGTAGAAGACGCCTTCCTGAATCAGAAACTGAATGCTGTCGCCTGGTACGAGTGACGCCAGTTGCGTTGCCGACGTCTTGACCGAGCTCGATCCATTCGAAACGAAGAACGAACCGGGGAGCGTCTTCGTCGTGCGAAGCGGATACGGGAGCACGGGCAGCGTCGAGGTCCGCGGCCGACAAGGGAACGGCGGCGGCGCCGTCGGTGAGTTCTGTTCGTTCATGTTGAGCGTGAGCGTACGCGTCGCGCTCGTCGCGTCGTTCGTCGTCTGATCGTCGGCGACGGTGAGACCGAAGATTTGCCCGAGCACCGGATCGGTCGTGTCGTCTTGGTAGAGTGCGACGGCTTGAAGGAGGGCTCGGGCTTGGAGGGGTCCGAAGGGGGTCCCTGCAACGCTGACGGTCCACGCGAGAACGATTTGGTCGGACATGAGTGGAGAATACACCCTCTCCGGGGCCTGCCGGCGACCCTCGTGCGGGGACGTCGTCAGAACGGCCTCTGGCACGGTCCGCGCTCGAAGCCGCGTGGAAGCGCCGCTAGAAGCCCGTAGCAGGCCGATCGCAACGCGCAGGGGGTACGCGCGGAAAACGCACTGTGGACGCTGTGTGCGAGGCTTGTGGACAGCCAAAACAGGTGCGTGATAACGTATGGTTCTCGTGCACGATCCCGATAACCGGATTGTTCCGACTGGCGCGGACGCTCTCAGCGACGCGCAGGAAGAGCTCGTTGCGCTCGACAAGCGAGCGGATGAGGCGGCCGACGCCGCGGTCCCTGCGAACACCAGGCGGGCCTACGAGCTGGACTTGGCCTGCTTCGCCTCTTGGTGCGCTCGCCACGGCGTCCGTCCGCTGCCGGCCGAGCCGAGGGTTATCCGAGCCTACCTTCAAGAGCTGGCCGAGACGGGGCGTGCGCCAGAGGACACTCCTAACGGCAAACCGAAGGGGCCCCTCAGCTACAGCTCACTCCGACGCGCGCTAGCCGCCATTTGTCGAGGTCATCAGAGAGCTGGACACACAAGCCCTTGGAGAGACCCGGTTATCAGTGAAACGCTCGACACGTTGGCACGGCTCAAGGGGACAGCACCGAAAAAGCAGAAACGAGATCTCGGTGCGCACGGCGAAGCGTTGCTCTTCCGTGTGTGCGACCAGATAACCGACGACCTCCGAGGAGTTCGCGATCGCGCGATGATTCTCGTGGGCTGGGCCGGCGGCGGTCGGCGACGCAGCGAGATCGCTGCTGCACGTGTCGAGCACTTCGAATCGATCGAGGGAGGGATCAGTTGGCGGATCCCACGCAGCAAGGCCGACCAGACGGGCAAGGGGCTCGTCGTAGCCCTCACCCCTGCCAGCGACGAGCGCTACTGCGCCGTGCGTTCCTTGAGGCGCTGGTTGGCCCTCTCGAAGATAGAGAAGGGGCCGGTGTTCCGAGGCGTCAACATGCAGACGGGGACGCTCATGGAAGCGGCGCTCGCGCCCGAAGGGGTCGCGCGTCGGATCCAACACTACGTGAAAAAGCTGGGGTTAGACCCCTCTGATTTCGGGGGGCACTCACTTCGAAGCGGCTTCGTCACGACGGCGTACAAACTCGGGCGCAAGGTCCCCGACATCATGGAGTCGACTGGGCACCGCGCGACGAATGAAGTGCTCGGCTACGTGCGCCGTGCGGGGCTCATCGAAGAGTCGGCCGCACGAGGACTCGTCGACGAAGCGCTCGCGCGCCGCGAGCCGCCGGAGGAAGAGAAAAAATGATCTCGCTCCACGCTCTCACGACCCAGATCCGCATCGCGCTCGCGACGCATCCGAAGGTCACCATCAACCACCCGAAGCCGAAGCAGCTCTGGCGTGCGTTGAAGAAAGAGCTCCCGGTGTGCGACGTCACCTTCGACGACCACGCCGTGCACGTCTCGTGGAAGGCCGGCGAAGGGGAAACGGACGAGGGCGAGAAGTTGATCCCGGGGCGGTACGTCGAGGTCGTCTTGGCGGAAGGGACGACTCGTCGATGAACGCACGGCGACGGCGTCAGAAGAAAGCAGAGCGAAAGGCGCTCGTGGTGCCCGTCGATCTTCCGCGCGACGAGGCTATGCGCCGAGCGCAGGCGATCGCCGACGCCGCAGCGAAGAAACTTCCGCGCGGCGCTCGCATCGTCGTCGCCGTGACGGACGTTACAGGTGAGTGGGTGGGCGTCGGGAGCAACACGAACCCGAAGGACATCGAAGCAATTCTCAGATCCGCACTACTAGGCGCCGACAAGAGTGAGCCGAAGATCATCGAAGTAGAAGGAGAAAACACATGAACGTCGAACCGTTGAAAGCTAGCTACAGCGAGGCGAGGCGCGCGCAGCGCGAGTACGCAGCGTCGGTCCGAAAGTTGAGGCAAGCACGTCTCGACAAAGCAGAAGGTAATCTCGCTCGCGCTCGTCTTGCCAAGACGGCGATCGAGCGCGAAGACGAGGCGCTCAAGAAGGCGTACGCAGCCATCGCTGCCGGGTGTCGCGTCTTCAACATGAACACAGTGCTTCGGGACGCGGGGCTTTTCGAAGGCACGCACATGCCGAAGATCGCGATCGTTCGTGCCGACGCTCAAGTTGTACGATTCCATCGAGCGACGATGGACGGTAACTCGGCGTGCAAATTTACCGGTTCTCGTCGCGGATACCTGCACGACATTGAGTCCAAGCACACGATGTTTTCGCAGTCGTTGTTCGGTGAGAAGGTCACCTGGGAATGGCGTCGAGCGCAGAACATTTGGCAGATTGAGCAGTACGCAGCCGTTGTGCCGTTCATCCCGCCTAGGTTCCGTCCTGCAAATCTCGAGAACTACTTCGTCATGTGGGAGCCTCTTTGGAGGAAGACCCCACCGGCACCTGACCCGTTTCTTTTGAGGGCGCTCGGTAGTGGGCTCTTCGCCGTCGTCGCACAGTGGGATATGACGCCGCTCGAACAGTCGATTCTCGAAGGTCGAATTGGATGAAGACCGCCATCGACGACCACCACATCGTCCTCGTTTACCCTCCGCCCCCGAGCACAGACACGCCGTACCATCAGACCTGCACTAAACACAACGTCGTGCACGGTCGAGACGGGTGCGCGATGTGCATGCTCGAACGAAAGGCTCCGCGCAATGGTGAGTAAACGCTTGCGCTGGCTCTGGCTCGACGTCGTCGCGTGGATCGATCTATTGCGCTGCAAGTGGTACCTGTGGACACTTCCGTCGCGCCTGCGGAGAATGGTGAGACGGGGCGAGAAAATGAGGAGAAAGGCCCAGCGCGATGCCTAATTCTCTCTATACCGACAAGCACTTTTGCGATGGGTGCGGCTATCCGCTCACGTTGTGTGACGTGACGTATTACTTGTTCAAGGCTTTGCAGGTTCTCAACGAACTTCATTTTGCAGGCGCGCACTACTGGTTTTTCGAGTTTCAAATGGCGCTGACAGAGGTGCAAGAATGGGAACCGTGAACGACGACTTCGACCTCAGTAAACTCGGCCCTCCTGCGCCGGAGCTAGCCCCGTGCGGCGCGGCGTGGGCAACGGAAGGAAAATGGAACGAGTGGACGTTGCCGCACGACGGCAGTCCTGGCACGCACAGGGAGTTCACCGCACCCGTGGCTCCGTCGGTATCGCTTCAATCTCTCACCGGACCCGACGGAGTCATCTCCAGCGGCATCTACTTGGAGGGCGTGTGTACCGAAGGACATGACCATCGGTACTTGCTCAAGGATGGCAAATGGGAAGCGTTGCCGCTATCGAAACGAAAGATGACGATGAGTGAAGATGGGTGGAGTTGCACGTTCGACGACAAGGAGTGATCTGAAAAATGGCAAAGTCAAAAGTAAAGTCTGGTCGATTCTGGTTTGATCGAATTCGCAAACAACCCGCGTCGCCGCCTCGCAAGCCGAAGCGCACGACGATATTGGGCAAGAAGAAACCGGCGAAGTGATTCTCAACTGAACGCGCCGACACCGTGCCAGTCGTTGACTCCTTGCGGGGGCGGCGGCTCGGTCTTCGGTTGATCGCCGGAGAGGCGCCAGCCCGATCGAGCGCCCGCGAAAAGTGCCGTGGCGGCTGCGGCCGCGATCGCGAACGGGAACCAGCCGGGCAGATCGTGCTTCTTCCGAGCCATGCGTGTAGAATAACCGAACGACGATGTCGAAGGAACGGTCGATTTGCAAACGGTGTCACCGGCTACAGATCGTGGGATCGCACGTGGGGGCGAATCCTCTACTCAGGCCCGGTTACTGCGCGTCTTGCTCGGAAGCGATCAACAGCGCCGAGACACCTAGACGTGCGCGCCCATCTTCGGGTACGGCGGATAAACTCCGGCCCTCGCAGTAACCGTTGGTTTCGGGGCGGCTTTCGGTGCGGTCGCTACGACCGGTTTTCTCGCGGGCGTCGTCTCGTGAACGCTCATGAGCGGCTTCGGCTTCGTTTTCGCTTTGATATACTCGGCGAGTTGCTTTTGCTGATCGGGGGTAAGCCGTGCGAGCGCGATGTAGGCGACGAGATCTTTTTGCTGCTGCGGCGTGAGCTTGGCGAGCTCGGCCATTGCGCTCGAGTTCTTCGCGGCCGTTACGGCCTTCGAAGCGGTGTTGACCGTCACCTCGTTCGTTCCTAGTCGTCTTGCGATTTCGGATGCCGCTAGATTGGCGAGCTCGGGGTGATTGACGATCGCCGTCGCGACGCGCGTTGCTTCGGGCGGTATCGACCGCGCAACCTCGGTGAGCATCGGCGGGAGCGCGATCTTGTCGAGTTGCCCGGCGGCAAAACTCGCAGCCTCGCTAACGAGCGCCTGCTGCACGTTCTGACCGTGTGCGATGGCGGTGCCGATGTCGAACGCCTTTTTCGCTGCGTCGCTTGGGAGCGCTTCTCGCGCCGCGGCGAGTGCGATCTCATCGAGAGGCTGACCGTTCGCAATCGCTTTGACAGCTCCGTAGGCGATATCGAAACCTTTAGAAGCTAGTGGGCCGCCGGGCAGAGCGTTCTTCGCACCCGCTACGATTGCGTCGGTGATGTTCTCGCCGTTCGCGAGCGCGGTACCGGCGGCGATCGCCGCGTTGATGCCTGTGCCGATGACGGGCACGAACGACATGACGGCTTGCACGGCAGCAGCGATCTGCGCAGGGCTCACGCTGACCGATGTGACCGTGACGTGCTGTCCGGTGGCCGCGTAGATCGCTGCCTCTGCGGCAGATCGCGTCGGAGCTGTGATCACGTCGATGATGCTGCGGCTCGGTTCGTATACGCGGGGACCATTGGTCTCGCTGCTCCAGAGGTCGCGGCCGTTCGGTGCGTAGACGACCAGATTCGCGTCGTCTTGCATGACGAGGCGCGCGCCTCCGTTGCCTTGAGTTCCCGAATCCCACTTGAGCGAATCACCCGGACCGTAGAGAGCAAACACCCCATCGGTTTGCATGAACGCGCGGATCGTGCCGTTCTGCCCCCACGCGCGAAGTGGTTGGCTGCCGTTGTAGATGACGAAGTTAGAATCGGTTTGAAGGATCGCCATGTACTTACCGTTCGGAGACACGAGCTTCTCACCTTGTCTGAGTTCTTGTCCCGGCGGCAGGATGCTTCGGCATTGTTTCTCTGTCGGCAGGCCAGCGCATTGTGCTGCTCGAGACTGGCGCTCGGCGCCCACCCCGAGCTCCGTGAAGCTGAGATCGCCGAACGCGAGCGCTCCGAAATCCCACCCGAGCGCCAGCGAAACTTGCGATGTGCGTTGTACGTGCATGGTGTCCTCTCAAAACCATTCGGCTAGTAACGAATTTGCGAGAATCGTGACGCCGTGATGGTAACCCCACGGTCGTGTCTCGCCGCCCGGTGGGTGATAGTGCTGTTCGATCCACGTCGCGTAAGTTTTGCCGTCACTGGCGTTGAACGGAGCGAGCGTTCCGTATTGCATCGAAGTGAAGCCAGGCGTCGATCGAAGTACGTTCGCACGAACCGAAAGCTCCGGTAATGCAGCGACCTCGGAGCCGCTTACGCGACGCCAACCTGGTGGAACTGAGAGCTGTACGACGGTGCTTTCGCCGTAGGTGGGCGACGGAGGCACTGGCGGTACCGGCGCAGGCAAGAGATCTCGAGCTTCCGCCCTACGACTCAATAGAAAGATGCCTGAGGACGCCGCCAAAGCTCCAAGTGAGACGACGAGCAACGTGTTCACGGCTCGTACCTCCTGAACATGGGGTAGGTCGGCTCCGGTGGCGGAAGCGGTCGCGGCTCGGGGCGCCCGGAGAGCCACCTGTAGGCGCCGTAACCCGCCGCGGCGACGATTGCGGCGGCGCCGATCGTTGCGGCCACCACCCTTCCGTTCTTTTCTCTTGGAATCGGTGGTGTCACCGGTTGCGGGATGATCGGAGGCCCCCCGTGGGGCGGATAGACGACGTGCGAGTACCACTTCAGATAAGATTCGTTCTTGAACGTAGACCACGGTTTCCATGTGACGCCGCCGTTAGAAACCGCCAGCGCCGCGCGTGCGTTGTACTGCGGATTAAGCAAGCTCAGCGGGTCGTACTGCGGGTTCCATGTCGTGTTGATCTGCCAAAGACCGAAGCTCGTGCTAGTGCCGTTGAGCCTGTTGCACGGGTGCACGCCGATGTTCGGATCACCTTGTGCGCACGGGTTGCCTCCGCTCTCAGCCATCGCTACCGCTGCTGCGAGCACTGGATCTGGAAATCCAGTTGCAGCGGCCAGATCTTGAAGGTCTTTCAGTGAGTAGATCACACGGTTCTTTGCAGCGGCAAAAGATCATTGCGGCCTAGCGTTTGTAATATTTCGTGCGCCCACGGCGCGTACGAAGTCGGGTGGAGTCCGTCGGAAGCGAGTGGTGTGTTGGTCGCCGGCACTGTCGGTATTCCGAGCGCAGCGATGGCTTTGCGTGCGGCGGGCGCGTTGACGGCTGCCGGCGGTTCGATCCACACGGCGCGCGCTCCGATCCCTTGAATGCCGCGCACCAGTGTCTGGTAGTGCCCGCTGTTGGGTGAGGTTCCGTCGTTTACGCCGAGTGCGATGAGCACGACGTCGGGCTTGAATGCCGTGAGCCAGTCGCCACACACCGCGCACGCTTCATCGTGGTTAGCCCATTGCCAGGTGGTTGTGCCAACGTGCCCTTCGTACTTGAAGTCGGGGAAAAGTTTCGCGAGCTCAGGCCCTAGCCCCACCGCGTAGGAGTCGCCGATGAGGGCCACTCGTTTTGGGGTAGGCCGACGCTTCTCTTCGAGCGTCTTGACCCCGATCGCCGCCATGCCAAGAGCGCCGAGGGCGAGCCCGCCAGCGGCGACGATTTTCCACGGAAAGCCCACGGTCTTACGATTCTACTTGACTCTGATCTGTAGGTCGATGACGGCGTTTCTAAGGCCAGAATGCCGCGTATTTTTGCTCGCCGGCATGGACGTAGAGCGCGATCGCGCTGCGCTCGTCGTACTGCCACTCGAACCCGTTCCACATCCACCGGTAGAGCTTCGTGATGCCCGGCGTGCCGCGCTGCACGTCGTTTTCGTACTGCCAAAGTTGTTCGTCGGTGAGCCACTGCATCGGCACCCATTGACCGCCGTCGCGTGTGCCAGGGCGCACCGCCCACCATATAAACCAGTGCGGGTTCACGTGTCCGAGTATACACCGTTTCGTGAGCTCTTGCTCGGTTTGGCGCCTTTGTGTCATAGTGCCTGCGGCACGATGGCGTCGCGTCGTAGAAAGAAGCTTTCGGCAGACGAGGGGTTGGAACGCATTCACGTTCGCGTGCCCGCGGATCTGGCGACTGCGCTTCGCGTGCGGTGCGCCGAACGACGGACATCTCTCGCTGAAGGCGTCGCTGAAGCGATTCGCTATTGGATCAAATCCGAGAGGTCGGTGTCGTGATTCTCGGTGTTCCGGTGCTCAACAGGTACGACCTGCTCGAGAAGTTGATCGTTTCTGCCGAGCGCGGCAGCGTGCGTCCGAGCGAATATTTCATCGTCGACAACGGCAATCAGTACGTGCCGCCGCGTGACGGCCCGCTTGCGAGAAGGATCGCGATCCAACGTCCTAGTCGAAACGTCGGCGTCGCCGCGAGCTGGAATCGGATTTTGAGATACGCTCACGGCAAAGACGAGCCTGTCGTCATTTCGAACGACGACGTCGTGCTCGGCTCGAACGCTTTCGAGGCGCTCTCTAGCGAACTCGAGCGCGGAGAGGTGTTCGTTTCCGGTCTCGGTTTCGCGCTCTTTGGGCTACGCCCGGAGTGTTTGATCAAAGTGGGGAACTTCGACGAACGTTTCTTTCCTGCTTACTACGAGGATCGAGACTACGAGCGACGGATGAAGCTCGCTGGTATCGAATGGAGAGAGTTGCCGGTTTCCATTCATCACGAGGGTTGGGCTACGAGTCGAGCCATGAACATGGAAGGCCACTTCGATTGGTACGCAACCAACTTGCAGCGGTACGTCGAGAAGTGGGGCGGAGCTCCCGGGCTCGAGTTGTTCGACGTTCCTTACAACGGGAAAGAGATCCCAGTCGATGCATGACGCACAAAAAGCTTTTTGTCTTCGGGTGAAAGAGCAGTTTCCGGAAAAGTTTCAGGGCGTGCGCGTGCTCGATGTTGGCAGTCTCGACGTGAACGGGAACAATCGCTACCTGTTCGAGGGATGCGTGTACGTCGGTATCGACGTAGGCGAGGGACCGAACGTCGACGTTGTCTCGCCTCTCCATAAATGGACGGAGTGCGAGATGAGCTTCGACACGATCATCTCGACCGAATGCCTCGAGCACGATCAGTACTGGCCCGAAACTTTGAAAGCGGCAGCTCGACTCTTGAAGAGCGGTGGGCTTTTGCTTTTCACGTGTGCAAGCGGAGACAGGAAAGAGCACGGGACTGTGCGAACCGATACTTACTCGTCGCCACTGACGTGCGCCATCCCGGGTTGGGAGAGCTACTATCGGAACCTGTTCGCCGCAGACGTGTACGCGGCGCTGAACGTGAGCGAGATTTTCGCGGCGCACGGGTTCGAAGAAACACATGAAGATCTCTACTTCTGGGGAATGAAGAAATGACTGTGCCGAAGATCGTCTTGAACATGATCGTGAAGAACGAAGGGAAGGTTATAGGGCGTTGCCTCGAGTCGGCGCTGCCCTTCGTCGACGCCGTCGTTGTTTCCGACACTGGGGGGACAGACGGCACGGTGAAGATCATCGCCGAAGCGGCCAAGGTACGCGAAACGCCTTGCTGGATAGAAGGCGGAATGACGCGCAACACCTTTCGCTGGCCCTACGGAGAGTTCGATTTCGGTACGGCTCGCACGTGGGCGTCGAAGGCGGCGAAGCTTTGGGTGAACGAGAAGAAGTGGGAGCTCGAAAAGACCTATTTGCTTTTCCTCGACGCCGACATGGTGCTCGTCGCCGAGAAGGCGTTCGAAAAATCGATGCTCCGGGACCCACACTACCGGCTCATCCAAAAGCAGGACTCGCTCGCCTACCCGAACACGAGGCTTGGTCGCATGGATTTTGACTGGGTCTCGTGCGAGCCGACACACGAGTACTGGGCTCCGAACCCGGATCGTGCGCCCGCGTCCGAGCTCTTTTCGCTCTGGATCGATGATCGTGACGACGGCGGCTCGAAGGGCGACAAGTACGATCGCGACGCGCGCCTGCTTCGCCGACGGCTCGAGGAGGATCCGAAGAACGTTCGGGCGATGTACTACCTCGCGCAAACCTACTACTACATGGCCGTCAAGTACTTCGACATGCGCCAGGCCGCAGGCGGCTGGGAAGGCGAGCGATGGTACGCAGAGCTCATGCTCGGTAAAACTCTCATGGGGGTCGGCAAGACCGAAGAGGGACTCATGCGCCTCATCGACGCTGCCGAGAAAAGCGGGCGACGGGGGGAGCCGCTCGTTGAGGTCGCCAAGCACTTGCGAGGGATAGGTAAAAACCGCGCCGCGTACGGTTTTGCGAAAACGGCTCTCGAGCCATTTGGCGAGACAACGGGTGAGGATCTCTTCGTCGATCAGAACGTTCGGGCTCAAGCTCTTGAAGAGGTCAGCGTCACGGCCTACTACCTCGGACGAAAAGACGAAGGGCACGAGGCGTGCGAAACAGTGCTTCGAACTCCCGGGCTAGCTTGGGCGAGTTACGAGAACTCTGTTCGGAACCTTCTCCATTACTTGCCGCAAGAGTACGACGCCGTCGTGCGGCGCGGCCGGTTCGACGTGCCGGTTTCGATGCGAACGTTCGACACGAACGGGGATGTGCCAGGCGTCGCAACGAGTGAGCTTGCCGAGTACCTCACGTCTTCGCCGACCATCGTTCGATTCGAGGGCGAGCTCTTCGTGAACGTTCGGCTCGTCAATTACAACCACGAACGTGGCCGCTGGTTCGTTGCTCGGCACAAGGACCAAATTATTCGGACCGAGAACGTGTGGGCGCCATGGACGCCGGAAGGAGGTCTTGAAGGCCCGTGGCGCCTTTCGACCGCACGCTGCCCGGCGGGTTGGCCCAAGGGGCGCATCTGGGGTCTAGAAGATCAGCGTTGGCACGTGCACGCGGGTAAAGTCTGGTTCACGGCGACGACGTGTCAAACCCCGAGCGGCGACGACAAGTCCCGAGTCGTCATCGGGAGATTGCATGACGATCTTTCGGGCGAGTTTGCCGAAGAGATCGAATACGAAGGCACGCAAGAGTACGAGAAGAATTGGCTTCCGTGGTCTTTGAAAGGGGAGCTCTATCTCATCTACGGTTACGAACCTTTCACGGTGATCGTGACGGACGGTGAGACGGGGCGGTGCAAGGTAAAGATCAAAGAGACGATGCCGTTCAGGATGGCGCGTTACAGGGGCGGTACGGCTCCTGTCCTGATGCCGGACGGAACCTGGATCATGTCGATCCATGAAGTCGCTCACCGGGACAACGACAACGTCTACCTGCACCGGTTCATCGAGCTCGACGGCGAGACGATGCTCCCGACGAGGGTGTCACGCGCGTTCACGTTCCACCATCACGGCGTCGAGTACGCAGCCGGCGCCGTTTTATACGGCAAGAACCTCATCGTGACCTACGGAGCTGAGGAGCGAGAGAGCCACTGGTGCGAGATCGACACGTCGAAGATCCAGTGGATGCCGTGAGGTTCTTCACTGCGGGATCACGGAAAAAGACAGCACGTCGACGAGCAGATCTCTGTTTCCGTCATTTTGAAAGCAAACAGGGCGCAACGTGTCTCCGTTATTCAATGTGACTCTGCGCTGCGATGTGGCTGATCCGTTCCCGTTCACGATCGCCATCTCGTCCAACATTCCACCTACGGCGACAGATGCGTCTGTAGTTCCTGACGTGCCGGCTAGATCTTCGTTTAGGGAAACGCCGATCCCAAAAACTCCTGCGGGGGTAAGTCCTGGCCCCTCCACGCCGCATCCCAAAATAACCAAGAAGCTGCGACCGCTCACGCCGTTGTAAGTGAGAACGCAACCGGCTGCCGTGAGCGCGAAGTCTCCGGTGCCCGAGTATGCGAAGTCACTGCCGGTAACGTTCTCCCAGATGGTTGCATGAGTGTTCGTTAGGAACGTGTTCGTTGCGATCTTCGTGGCTTGAACGGTGCCGCCCGTGAACTGCGGTCCTGTAGGGCCTGTCGCTCCGGTGCTCGCGGTTCCGGCGGAGCCTGTTGGACCGCTAGGTCCTGTAGGTCCTGTTGCTCCTGTTGCGCCAGGTGTTCCTGCGAGTCCGGTTGGTCCGGTTGGCCCTGTTGAACCGTTGGATCCTGTCTGTCCGGTGACACCAGTCGGTCCCGTCGATCCTGTCGGCCCCGTAGATCCTGTCGGGCCGCCGCTCGGACCCGTGGGGCCGGTGGCGCCTTTGCAGACTGGCCCGATCATCGGTTTTTCTCCGCGCGCACTTTTGCATACTCGGCTTGCCCCGAGATCCGGGCGACAGCGAGTGTGTGAGAGGCGTTCGAAAGTGCGCCTGAGTCGTAGAGGAGCTGGTTGTACCGGGTCGTTCCGCCGCCGTCGTCTTGATTGATGTCGATCTGCACGCCTCCGTCGAGCGTCACTCCGATGTGGCCGAGACCGGGACCGAGGGTTCCGTAGACTTGATATCCCACCGTCGTGACGGTCCAGGTCCGAGCATTCGTCGTCGTTGTGTTTCGGATAACCGCGTACTGTTCGGAGCCAGTCAGGCCGCCTGACGGTCCTGAAAGATCCTGCACCAGAGCCCAGCCGGCCGGAAGCGACGCGCCGACGGCAGCGTTGAAGCTCCACGCCATGTAGGTGTCGGTGTAGGTCGACGGAAACCCGCCGTTTCGGACGGCATTTCGAACGTTCGATTTCGCGTCCAAGAAAATGCCACGAGACGGGGTGTTCACGCCTGCAACGATCGTCTGCTCGCTCGGAAAAAAGACCATGCCCTCGTCGACCTCATTGGCCGAGTACGTGCTCGTCATGGCGTTCGGACTCGCCCTGGTCGCCGATCTCGCGAGCGCCGAACGGTTGCGCTCGAATTGCTCGAGTTCGGTGTAGGTCGGAAAATCTGCCCAAGGGTTAGAGGAGTTTCTAGGACGGTTGTCGACGTCGTGTGCTAACGAAAACGCCCTGGCGGCATTCAAGCTCGCTGGGAAGTCGACCGTGTAGCAGGCGTTCATGAGGTTCGTGTACGCGACGTGTCCCGGGCTTAGACCCGGCAGGTAGGCCGAAAAGTATTGGCAACCGATCGTGTTCGACGCTGCGACTCTGACGCTCAGCGCGTCCACGGTTCCCGAGAATTTGTAGACCGGCGTCCCGAGACCTGCGGCTGTGATCGCGTTGGTCAGCGTCGTCACGCGAGCGAGATTCAGGTTCCAGTCGGTTGACGTTCCTGTGTAGTAGAGGCCCACCACCGGACGATTGGAGATCCCACCGAGCGTCACCTTTTGATACTGCGGGAGCAGCATCAGGGCGACCCACGAGTTCACGAATGCCGTGTAGTTCCCCCAGGTCCCGGGGCTGTTTCCGTCGTAGGCGGCCCAGTTCGATTGAAGCAGTAGGGTGATCTTCGCTAGGTTTCTGTTCGGCTCGGACAGGGCCAAGAATTTGGCAATGCTCGCATCGTAGATGTCCGACACCGCGGGGATAGCACCGACCGAGATGTCCGCGCGGTTCGGGTACCACAGGATCTCTCGAACGGCGCCGATCTCGCCGAGCATCATCTGCTGGTCGCGAAAGACGTCGAGCTCGGCGGCCGAGTCGCCGGAATTTCCTTGGTACCAATTTCCAGGGTACGCCGTGTTGTCGCTCTTTCTTGGAGCTCTGTAGCCGTACCTTGTCAGGATGCTCGTTGGAGCACCCGGATCGTCGATCATGTTCGTGGCGATCCCGTAGGTCGCCGTCTGATTTTTCACCCAACCGTCGAACGAACTGATGAGCGGAAGGACCTGCGCCGCGCACTTCCAACGAGGGATATTTGCGTACGAGTCCAGTACGTAGGCCCGCAACTGCCAACATTCGACTTCAGAGGTCGGTTTCTTGTCGAAGATGAAAAGCTCGGAGGCGTCGATCGTCGATCCGTTGCTCTTGCCCGATTGTCCTTGGTTTGTGCCAAAGACGAAGCGGGTTGTCGTGATCGTGGCGCCGCTTTCGTCTGCCGTAATACCCGAGTCGCCACCGATGAGATCGGCGGCGTTCGCGGTTAGGCTTCGGAACTGCGAGTCGAAGGAGTCTTCCAGGAAATAGAGCCCCGCGGCTGCTGCGGCACCTGAACTGAATCCGGAGTTTACTCCCGCGTCACTCACTCGATTTGCTCTGAAGAGCGCTTCTGGATCGCCTGAGGCGAGGTTTACGCCGAGGGAAATTCGAGGTTGGTCGACGTCGGTGAGATTCGAGAATACGTAAAAGTCACGTCGCGCAACGATGGCGGGGATCTGTGCCTGTTGGACGTCTGTAACGAGGCCGACGAAAAACTTCTTGTCGGTGCCGCTCGCGAGTGTCGCGATCGAGCCGGCCGAGCACCACATGAACGCTTGCGCGCCGAGGTTCGCATCGAAGCGCAGGACCGTAGATCCGATGGTTGCTGTTGGCGGAGCAATGAAACGCGGTCTTGATTGGGCGCCGCCGCTCGAGGCGTCGTTGATGAGGTTATTCGTAGAGTTCGGGTAGGCGCCGACCGTGTCGAGCCATTTTGATGCCGTGGACCGGTAGACATCGGCCGCTGTGTAAGAAACGGCTTGCTGGAACGTGAGCGTGAAATCAGTTCCCGGGACGGCGTAGGTCCCGGCGCCCGTCGGAATGGTTTGAGGAGAACCTTCTTGAAAGGTTACGCCGTTGTCGATGCTGCTCTTGAAGGTTCCGGTACCAGGAACGCCGGTCGCTTGAACGACTAACTGTAGCCCCTCGGTCCTTCCGTTCAGACCGCTTGTCGCCGAGACCGTAACCGTTCTCGTCCCGAAGAGCGTCGGGTTCATTTGGAACGAATTGGGCGTGTACCAAGCGACGAGAGTGGCCGTGGTGATTTGCGATGGATCGAGAGCCGCGAGCGCTGTCGGGGCGACCGGAAGACTGTCGACCGTGCCCCCGGACCAGACTTTCCGAGCGACGTAGCTGTGCGCACCCGCCGTGACGTTGTCGACGGTGTAGTTCCACGTCCCGGCGGGCGCCTCGGTCATTGCGCTGACGAGGGTCACGCCGTCGTAGAGATCGACGCCGGTTGTCACTCGGCCGTCGGAGTCGTCCGTCGTCGCCGTCAGGAGCAAACAGTCGTAGGCCACGACCGATCCTGTCGATTGCGTCTGATCGAGCATCGACAGAAGCGGCAGAATCGCTTCAATCTGTTTCGGCTGGATCATGCCGGCCGCCACCCCGACTTGTTTCAGTCGGGATGCGCGGATTTGCTTCGGCTGGATAGAAGCCACTTTTTTACACGATTACCGAATAGAAGAAACTGACCACGTCGGTGGCTGCGTCCAGG